CTTTAAAAATTCTCCGGGGGTATATTTTCGAAAACCATTTCGGGTATATTTCCCCGGGGTTTAATTTTGTAATGGTGTTTAAGGGACTATGAAGTTCTTGCGAGTTCCGAAACTTTCTCTTTGGCCTCCTTTCAAGGATGTTTGGGTTACTGTTCCAGCGAATGACAACACCAAAAGACTGTCAAAAGTCTCTTCATAGTCCTTTAAACACCATTACAAATGCATACATATTCATAGAAAGGAGGAGGCAAGGTTGGGAAAGTCAGCTGAAACTAAACCAAAGAAGTATGAAACGCCAGCTCTAACCTTAGAGACGCGTGTAAATCAGCTTGCCGCAGCCTCCTGGAACAAGATAGAGCAGCGAATACGAGAGGATAAGGCTACAGCACAGGAATTGATATTCTTTGCGAAGCTGGGTTCTCCCGAAGAGAAGCTGAAACGGAAACTCCTTGAGTGTCAAGCAGAGTTAGCTCAGGCAAAAGCCGACGCTATTAAGCAGGAGAAGCAGAATGCAGAGCTGATTGAACAGGCTATGGCAGCATTCAAGGATTACAGTGGTGAATCATATGAAGATCCAGAATCATATCAGGACGTATACGTCTCTTATGACGTTTGACACATTCGCTGAGCGTTTGGATTACCTGCAACTCAAGGGCGGAGTAGGCATGGAGACCTTTGGTCCTGACCGATATTTCAATCAACTATTCTACAGGTCGCTTGAATGGAAGCGGATCCGTGACTATGTCATCATTCGAGACAATGGCTGTGATCTTGGGATCCCCGAACTTCCAATTTCTGGTAAGATCTACGTTCATCACATGAACCCTCTGGAGATAGAGGATATTCAGCATTCATCAGACGGATTACTTAACCCAGAATATCTTATCACAGTTTCACACGCTACGCACAACGCAATTCACTATGGAACTCTGGATGTTCTGCAGGAACCTGTAGTGCGTACCCGGTTCGATACGTGTCCATGGAGGAAGACAGATGGCTGAAACAAAGAAGAAAGCTTACTGGGACTTTCGTACGAGTGACATGGGTGCGTATATTTGCTGCAACCGTTGCGGTATGAAAATCTCGGCAAAGGAGTTCATCATGGCAAAACGCAACTGGTTCGAATGTCCTGGTTGTGAAGCTGAGATGAATTTATCAAACTTAGATTACGACTTACTATTACAGGAGGCTTTAAATGAACGTTAATAGCAGTATCTTGACCGACATCAAGAAGCTTCTTGGGTTGGTCGCAGAAGACACAAGTTTTGACACTGATGTAATCATTCACATCAATGACTGCTTTGAGCGATTACACGACCTCGGTGTTGGACCTAAATCAATCTTCATGATTACTGGCCCGAAAGAGACTTGGCAGGAGTTCTTCGGAACAACTGAAGTCAGACCCCGGGTCATTTCTTATATGTACAAATATGTCAAGAGAGCATTTGACGCCCCGACAGGAGGATTGCTTGACTCTCTCGACAGACAGATCAAGGAAGCAGAGTGGCTTCTCAATGTCGCAGTTGATCCGACTGACGAAGAGAAAGAAGTCATGGATCTAAAACCGTTATGGGGAGGAGGAGAGCAATGAATAACGACGAGATTTACGAAGCCGTGTCTCATGACGAAGAGATTCTCGCCCATTACGGAAGACTCGGCATGAAATGGTATCAGCACATCTTTGGTGATTACCAGGGTGCTGCCAAGTATGCCGAGAAAGGTGCTAAGAAAGTTGCGGCTTCCAAACAGAAGGACTCTTTCAGAGGCGGCGGAAAGTCTGAGAAGACCAAGAAGCTTGAGAATGTAGTCAAGGCTGTTAAAGAAGAAGCTAAGGCTGCCAAGAAGCGTCAAAATGAAGCTGAGAAACGTAAAGAGAAAGAAAACAAGGCTAAGGAAAAGAAAGCTGCTCAACAGGCTGCGGAAGATAAAGTTAAGGCTGAGAAGAAAGCCAAGGAAGAGCATGAACAGAAAATCCTTGATCTTGCTCGTGGTAAAGCCGATTGGCGCAAAGCTTCTGCTGATGACTTGCTTGAGGCTGTAGGACGACTTCAGATAGAACAGCAGTATAAGGAAGCTCGGGATACTGTTTCTGGAGTTAAGGTCTGGAAAGATGCCGGTTCAATGGCTCTTAAGGATATTGCTAAGAATACCGGAAACATTATCAAGGAAGCTACTAATCCGGTGGCTACAAAGCTGATGGAGCAGTTGGCTAAGGATAAGGATTTCGAGCGGAAGAAAGAAGTTGATAAATACACAGACGGCCGGAATAAGCAGAAAGATAAGTATAAAGACAAAGAACAGTCGCAGAAAGAATCTGGAGAATCGACTAAAGAGAAACCTGATAAGGATACAAAAACGAAAGACAAAAAGACGGCGGACGAGAGGGCAAAAGCTACAGATAATCGTTCGGAAGACAAGAGGATGGCGGATGAAAGAGCTGGCATGACGACTGATTCTGGACGATTTCCGTGGGATAGAAAGAAAAAAAAAGAAGTAAGGCGGTGATCATATATGGCACTGTCTAACACGGCTACTCCTATGTACTACGGCAAGTTCCGAGATGCAGTTCTTCGAGGCGAAATTCCGGTAAACAAAGAAATCTCTATGGAGATGAACCGGATAGATAAGCTGATAGCGAACCCCCGCTATTACTATGATGATCTTGCCATCAAAGGTTGGGTTGACTTCTGTGAAAGGGAATTATGTTTGACTGACGGATCTCCAATGTACCTTGTCGATAGCTTCAAGCTTTGGGGTGAACAGGTTTTTGGTTGGTATTACTTCGTTGAGCGAGACGTTTATCAACGGGACCCAAATGGACACGGTCATTATGTGCGTAAACGCTTTAAGAAGAGACTTATCAACAGACAGATACTGGTTGTTGGAAGATCCGCTGCCAAATCAATGTATGCTTACTCGATTCAAGCGTACTACAACGTTGTTGATAAAACCACAACACATCAGGTTACTACCGCACCGACAATGAGACAGGCTGATGAAGTAATGTCCCCCTTTAGGACTTCTATTATTCGTAGTAGAGGTCCTCTTTTTAAGTTTCTGACGATGGGATCCATAAACAATACGACTGGTAATCGAGCTACTCGTGTCAAGCTGTGCTCTACCAAGAAAGGTATTGAAAATTTGATCACCGGATCGCTTCTGGAAATCAGACCAATGTCTGTAGATAAGCTGCAGGGTTTGAGGCTGAAGGTGGCGACTGTTGATGAGTGGCTTTCAGGGGATGTTCGAGAGAACGTTATTAACTGCTTAGAGCAATCGGCAGCTAAGGGCAATCTCCCAGACTATCTAATCATTGCTACAAGCTCTGAGGGTACAGTTCGTAATGGTCCCGGAGATGACATCAAAATGGAAATGATGTCTATTCTCAGAGGAGATTACAAGAACGATCATGTGTCGATTTGGTGGTACAAGCTCGATGACATTATGGAAGTCGGACAGCCTGCAATGTGGATCAAGGCCAATCCGAATCTTGGATTGACGGTTAGTTACGAGACATATCAGCAGGAAGTGGAGAAAGCGGAGCAGGTTCCGAGTCAGAGAAATGACATCTTGGCGAAGAGATTCGGTCTTCCGATGGAAGGTTTTACTTACTTCTTTACGTATGATGAGACTATTCCTTTCCCACATCGAGACTACTGGGGAATGCCTTGCGCTATGGGCGCAGATCTTTCTCAGGGTGATGATTTCAACTCTTTCTGCTTCTTCTTCCCGCTTCACAATGGGACTTATGGAGTAAGAAGTATCAGCTATATTTCCGAAGTTACTCTCATGAAACTTCCACCAGCAATGCATAACAAATACAAAGAGTTCATCGAAGAAGGAAGTCTTCGGGTTATGCCGGGAACGATCCTTAATGAGATGGACGTTTATGACGATCTCGATAACTATATCGCAGAGTGTCAGTACGATGTCATTTGCTTTGGTTTCGACCCATACAATGCTCATGAATTTGTGGATCGGTGGAAACATGAGAACGGTGAATTCGGTGTTATGAAGGTCATTCAGGGTGCTCGAACAGAATCTGTGCCATTGGGTGATCTCAAGAAACTTGCAGGCCAAAGGGCGTTGATTTTTGATGAGCAGATCATGTCGTTTGCGATGACCAACTGTATTACCAGGGAAGACACCAATGGTAACCGGAAGCTCGACAAGAAACGCAGAGAATCAAAGATTGACCCTGTTGCGGCGATGCTGGATGCATATGTCGCTTACAAACAGAATTTGGAGGCATTCGAATGACTGAGGAACGATTGCGCGAGCTAACAGATCTTGGCGAAGCAGTTCTGATGCATATGGATAAGGATCAAGATTACATAGCTCATTACGGACGTATAGGAATGAAATGGTATCAGCATATCTATGGTGAGTATCAGGGTGCTGCTAAGTATGCAGCAAAAGGGGCCAATAAATTGACAAAGATCAACACTAAAAAACAGAGATATGCAGATGCAATAAATAAACTTAGCTCTTCTAAAGTATCAAAAATTTTACTTAGTAAACAACTTAAGCAGGGCAAAAAAGACGTTGTCAGCATGGAAAGGAAAGCTAAGAAAATTGAAGAAATAATGAATGAAGCAAAATCAATTGCTAATAAGAAATCAGGACAGCAAGATAAAACAGAATCGTCTAATAAAACAGACGAATCAAAAGAAATAACAAAAGAAGATATTAAGACGTTATCAAAAGATGGTTGGGAAGAATCCAAATATCAGTTTAATAAAAATGATAAATCAATCCGGTCTTTCGATAAGACTTTTAACTCCGATGATGGCCCATATAACATGTCAGCAGATTATAACAAGAAAGAAGAAACAATTTCTGATTTTATCAAAGGGAATAATAAAATCGCTGACGTGATTGCAAAGGACGGAGCAAAGATAAAGCAAGAAGCCGGTGGTAAAATTTATGATAATTTAAAAGGATATGGATGGTTTGATGATAACCATGTAACTAAAGCTGAGTTCATAAACGGCATAAAACTGGATAAAGACGGCGGTGTTACTGTTGATAGATATAAAGGAAGCAGAATTGCTACGGTCTTATACTCTGATCCACAATACTATATTGGTGGTCATTGGGTAGTTGCAGAAATAGACAGTAAAGGCAAAGTTGGCTTAGTAAGTATGGATGGCTAATAAGGAGGTAACCAGCCATGGGTTTATTAACAAGAATTCAACACGGATGGGATGCCTTCCTGGGTAGAGATCCCACACCGGCACGAATGGGTTATTATCCTGTATCGTATGCGCACCGACCGGATCGGGTTACGTTCAGCAGGGGCAACGAACGCTCTATTGTGACTGCGGTGTACAACCGAATTGCGATGGATGCGGCTGCTATTAATGTAAAGCACGTTGTTACCGATAAGCAAGGCAATTTTAAGGAAGAGAAGGACTCAGGTCTTAACAATTGTCTTAAGGTTGAAGCGAATCTGGATCAGACCGGTCGAAGTTTTATGCAGGACGTAGTAATGTCAATGTTGGACGAAGGAGCAGTAGCGATTGTTCCGACTGTTACTACGACCACTCCAAAGAATCCCGGCGCATTCGACGTAGAGGAGATGCGTACTGGCAAAATTCTTGAGTGGCGACCCGAATCAGTTGTTGTGGATCTCTATAACCCACACACAGGACAGCACGTCCAAAAGGAATTCCTGAAGCGGTTCGTCTGTATTGTAGAGAATCCTTTCTACGCTATCATGAATGAACCGAACTCCACTCTCAAGAGACTCATCAGAAAGTTGGCGCTTCTGGACAATGTAGATGAGCAGAATGGAGCAGGAAAACTTGATCTGATCATTCAGCTACCGTATGTAATCAAGACACAATCCAGAAGAGAGCAGGCTGAGACGCGTCGTAAAGACATTGAGATGCAGCTTGCAGGATCCAAGTATGGTATCGCCTATACAGATGGTACCGAAAGGATCACACAGCTCAATCGTTCAGTAGACAATACCTTACCTACCCAGGTACTGGATCTCAAAGCGCAATTCTACACGCAGTTGTCTATTACGGAGAAGGTGATGAATGGCACTGCCTCCGATGCAGAAATGCAGAACTACTACACCAGAACGATTGAACCAATTCTTTCCGCAATCACCGATGAGATGACTCGTAAGTTCTTGACTAAGACTGCACGTAGTCAGCTTCAGGCGATTAAGTTCTATAGAGATCCGTTCGAACTTGTTCCCGTTAATTCTCTTGCTGATATTGCAGATAGATTCACCAGAAATGAGATCCTGTCTTCTAACGAGATTAGGGCCATTATTGGTTATAAGCCTGTTAATACGGAAGAGGCGAATGCTCTTATGAATAAGAACATTAAGAATCGGGAGCCGGGTACACAACCAAAGATCGACGGACCACCGCCAGATAGCGGAGGAGCAGCTGAAGATGCAGCATAGCGAAACAGGACGAGAAATCTACTCAAATGAATAAGAGAACATAACAGCCGTATTCACTTGACGCGATGAGAAGTCTGTAGAAATGCAGCATCATTCTAACGAAAGGAACGAATTCAAAATGAGTGTAAAACTTGGATACGATTTCGCTGGCTGGGCGGCAACGACTAATGTCATGTGCACAGACGGCACGATCATTCGTCCAGGGGCATTCAAAGATAACGATGGTGATCAGGTCACTATGGTTTGGCAGCACAATCACAAAGATATTGCAAACGTCCTTGGTCATGCTCTTCTTGAGGATTGTGGCGACGACGGTACCAGAATGTATGGATACATCAACAAGGATACCGAACAGGGACAGAATGCCCTTGCGATGATTCAGCATGGGGATATTCGGGCTATCTCAATCTTTGCCGATGGGTTGAAGAGACGCGGAAACGAGATCCTTCATGGTGATATTAAAGAAGTAAGCCTCGTTCTTGCCCCGGCAGATCCGGGAGCTTTTATCGACTACATCGCACACTCTGATGGAGAAGATTCGGATGAGGCAATTATCTACAATCTCGCTCCGATTGAGATTGCACATTCGGATGTAAAGGAGGAAGAGATGGAAGACGATAAGAATTTGGAACAGCAGGAGTTGGAACACGCTGACGATGAAGGAGATGAGATTCTTGGGAATCTTACGGATGACCAGATCGATTTCGTGAAAGCTCTCGTCGGCAAGGGGTATGAGAAGGGTCTTGAAGATGGAAGATCCGAAGTACAGCATGATGCAACTGAAGATGAAGGTAATGAAGGAGAAAATGTTATGAAGCATGACGTATTTGATGCGCCGCAGAGCAACACTTCTGTTCTTGCTCACAGCGACGGATGCACGATTATCAAAGATGCAAAGGAAAAGTATGGTACTCTCCAGCAGGCTATGAAGGCCTACGGCGAGGCGAATGACACTGTGCTCCAGCACGATGCTACTGCGAGCGGTTTTGTACAGCCGCCGACAGCTGGTAATGTCACCATGCTGTTTCCGGATTACAAGGAGGTTCGCCAGGGTGCCCCAGAGCTTATCACCAATGATCAGGGCTGGGTTGATGTTGTTCTGAATAAGGTTCAGAAGAGTCCTATTTCCAGAGTTCGCACCAGCCATGTTGACATCAGAAACCTTGAGGCGCTTCGTGCCAAGGGTTATGTGAAGGGTAAGGAGAAGACCATTGCCGGCAATATCACTCTGGCGAGACGTGAGACCGATCCGCAGACTGTGTTTGTCTCCAGCGCCCTGCACAAGGATGACATCACTGATATCACCGATTTCGATTATGTCGAATACCTGTACAAGATCGATCGCCTGCAGCTGAATGAAGAGCTGGCGACGGCGATTATGCTTGGTGACGGCCGTGAGGATGGTGTCGACGGCAAGATCAATCCGGTTCACATCAGACCGATTTGGACAGATGACGATCTGTACACTATTCACAAGGATATCGACTTTGAGGCGGCTGCGGCTGAGCTTCAGGGTGAGGATACCGATAAGCACTTCGGTCAGAACTTCATCTATGCTGAGGCGATGGTTAATGCCTGCCTGTACGCAAGAGAAGATTACAAGGGAACCGGCACTCCGGATATGTTCATCACTCCGCATATGCTGAACGTGATGCTCCTGGCTCGTGACTTCAATGGCCGCAGGATCTATTCCTCCAAGGCTGAGCTTGCGTCTTCCCTGAACGTTGGCAACATCTATACTGCTGAGCAGTTTGCCAACAAGACCAGAACCACTTCCCAGAACAAGACGAAGAAGCTCCTGGCTATCATCGTCAATCTGGCGGATTATCAGGTCGGTTCCACCAAGGGCGGCGAGGTTGCGCACTTCACCGATTTCGATCTGAAGTTCAACCAGATGCTTTCTCTGCTGGAGACCAGACTGTCCGGTGCTAACACCAGGCTGTATTCTGCGATCGCGATTGAGGAAGATGTTACGGAGTCTTCAAACCCTTAACTGGCTTATCCGTAACGGCGATCACTGACCCGACTATCGATCTGTTTGGATTGGATTGTGACGATCTGCAGGAAGATGTCGTGGTCGGTGATGATGCGATTACCGGTACTCTGAAGTATGTGGACGACTATAGTTCTGCTTTCTCAGGAGATGAGGCAAGCGGTAACTTCATTGCTCTGCATGCTGAGGTTCCGGATGTTGATGATGTGACCATCACGATAACAATTACTAATCCGTCTACGCTTGATGAAGATGGTTGCTACGTCGGTCGTATTGCGGATAAGGACTCGCAGACAATTACTGTGGTGGCGAGCAAGGATGGTTATGATGATGTAACCAAGGTATACGATCTGAGTGGTCTTACCTGTGCATCTGAATAACATATGAGGGAAATTCAAAATGGCAGGTAAATTGTGTACTACGATCGGTTTTGTAACTACGGTCGAGGATGCAGACAAGCCTGGCAAGTGGAAAAAACAGATTACGGAGAAACAACGCTACGTAGATGTTTTAAGCTTTTCCAGACGAAGGGACGGTGAAGACTCAGTCAATGGCGATTTCAGGATCAACAACAAGCTAAGCATTCTCATGGACCCCTTTGTTCAAGAGAATTTCCGTACAATTGCATACGTTGAAATCATGGGTACGAAATGGAAGATCAGTGATGCGACCATAGCGTACCCACGTTTAATCTTGACCGTTGGAGGGAAGTACAATGCATAGCAGACATACGCTTCACGAGGCCCTGGTCGAGGCACTCGGCTCAAATCATGTATATTTCCAACCACCGGAAGAGGTTGAAATGGAATACCCTGCGATTCGCTATCAATTGCAGGGAACAAGAGTGAAGAGAGCAAATGGTGGGCTGTACTTAAACGACCAATCATATGCTGTTACTGTTATAGATGAAGACCCGGATAGCGAGATTCCTTCGCGAGTGGAACTGATCCAATACTGCAGGTTCGATCGGTTTTACATTGCGGACAATCTCAACCACTGGGTTTATGTGATTTATGTGAATAAGGAGAAATAATTATGGCAGCTGGAAAACTTAATTGGGATGCTGTTGGTGAGCATTTCTTTGAAACAGGTGTAGACCAGGGTGTTCTGTTCGTCTCCGATGGACAGGGCGGTTACGAGGATGGTGTTGCATGGAATGGCCTGACGAACGTTGCGGAGAACCCGGACGGTGCAGAGGCTACTGACATTTACGCAGACAATATCAAGTATCTGAGCCTGCGTTCTGCTGAGAACTTCGGGTTCACGATCAACTGCTATACTTTCCCGCCTGAATTCATCGGCTGCGATGGCGGCGAGAAGGTCAACGGTGTTCAGCTGACCCAGCAGAAGAGAAAGTCCTTTGGCTTCTCTTACAGAACGCTGATTGGCAATGATACTGACGGCCAGGATCATGGCTACAAGATTCATCTTGTCTATGGTGCTACGGCTTCTCCGAGCTCCAAGGACAACAATACTGTCAACGATACTCCGGAAGCGGATGAGCTGTCTTATGAGTGCACGACTGTACCGGCAGCGTTCAGCAAGTACAATTACAAGCCGACCGCTCATATCATCATCGATTCCAGAGATTTCGCCACTGAGCCTGCGAAGGCGAAGTTTACCGCGTTCTTAGATCTGCTGTATGGTAAGGACGCTGTGGAAGGCGGAACAGCTACTGCTCCGACTCTTCCGACTCCGGATGCGGTTATTGATGCGTTTGCCTGATCGATTACAACTGAATAATACTTTAGGGGCTCTGGCTATGGCTGGAGCCTCTTTACTTTGAAAGGAGAGAACTATGTACGCAAAGAAGATCAACTTTCATGACCTTGATGGGAATGAGATTAGCAAGACTTTTTACTTCAATCTGACAAAAGCTGAGATCGTCGAAATGCAGTTGTCGACTACCGGCGGCTTTGCTGAGAAGATCCAGAGAATCATAGATGCTCAGGAGATCCCGGAGATCATCAAGACATTCAAGGAGCTGATCCTGGTGTCTTATGGCGAGAGATCCGATGATGGAAAGCGTTTCATTAAGGTTAAGGACGGTCATCGTCTGGCAGATGAGTTTGCTGAGACTGATGCGTATTCCGAGCTGTTCATGGAACTGGCTACAAATGCTGACGCGGCGACAAACTTCATCAATGGTATTGTCCCGGCAGGTCTGGAGCAGACTGCGCAGGTGGGACAGCTGGTTCAGCCGCAGGACCATCAGCAGAAGGTGACGCCTATCAATCAGTAAAGACTGAGAGGTGAGCGCAATGCTTACTATAACAATTCCTGCGGTTGAGAAGTTTAATGAGGCGACAAATGAATTCATACATTACGACAGTCAAACTTTGGCGTTGGAGCATAGTCTTCTCTCAATTTCAAAATGGGAGCAAGAAAACAAAGTTCCGTTTCCTCTGATTCAGACAACCAAGCTGAAGACGCAGATTACGCCTCAGCAATTACGTGACTACGTACGATGTATGACCTTGACACAAAACGTCAAACCGGAAGTGTATGACAATCTTTCTCGGAAGAATATCGAGAAGATTCTGAAATACATAAATGATCCCATGACGGGGACTACCTTCTCAAAGCGGAAAGTACAGCATGGAAAACACCCGTCGATAACGAATGAAGTTGTCTACTACTGGATGGCTTCCAATGGGATCTGGAAAGAATGCGAGAAGTGGCATTTCAACAGGCTGATGACATTGATCAATGTCTTCAATGAGAAGGGCTCGACTGGCAACAAGATGAATAAATCGGAACTCGTGGCTCACTACAGAGAACTTAACGAGAAACGATTGGCTGCAGCTAAGAGACGAGCGAAATGAGTTAAGGAGTGGCAGATGATAGCGATTAAAGCAAAAGGTGATTACTCAAAGGCTGAGGGATTCCTTAAGAAGCTGAGAACGGCTCTCAGGAACAAAAAGCTTGAATCGTACGGGCAAATGGGTGTTGACGCCCTTGCAGCTGCCACTCCTAAACGCTCAGGGGTTACAGCTGCTTCTTGGTTTTACACAATTGAACAGTCTGATGATTCGGCAACAATCATTTGGGATAACTCAAATGTTAACAAATACGTGAAAATTGCAGTCATTCTGCAATACGGACATGGAACAGGAACCGGCGGATGGGTTGAAGGTAGAGATTATATCAATCCTGCAATGCAGCCGGTTTTCGACAAAATTGCAAACGATGCTTGGGAGGAGGTTAGCAGACTATGAGCCAGACCATAGACGATCGGGTTGTCCAATTAACGTTTGACAACAAACAATTCGAGAGCGGTGTTGCAACCAGTCTGAAGACTCTCGACAAGCTTGATAAAAGTCTGGATCTGAAGAATGGATCCAAAGGACTTGAGAGCATCGGCAAGGCAGCAGACGGAATTGATTTGTCACATCTGCAGGAAGGTGTTGATGCTCTGAATAAGAAATTTTCTGTAACTGGAACGATCGGCAGGACCGTTGTGCAGGAACTGACCAAAGACGCTCTTAATCTTGCCAAAAATGGCTTTAAGAATATTACGTCCAGTATCACCAACATGAATAAGCAGATTGTGGAAGGTGGTAAGACAAGAGCTTCGAACATTGCCAATGCAAAATTCCAGTTAAAGGGTCTTGGAATTGCATGGGAAGACATTTCTGATGATATCAACTACGCGGTTCAGGACACTGCTTATGGTTTGGATTCAGCGGCTAAGGCTGCAGCTCAGTTATCAGCTTCACAGGTTCAGGTTGGAGATGATATGAAGGCTGCCCTGAGAGGTATCTCAGGTGTCGCTGCAATGACCAACAGCTCTTACGACGATATTGCCCAGATTTTCACAACTGTAGCAGGTAACGGCAAGCTGATGACTGAGCAGATGAATCAGATGTCTTACAGAGGTCTGAATGCAGCTGCTTCGTTAGCACAGGCGTTTACGGAGAGTGAAGAATTATCGGCATGGTTTTATGAGTCTTACACAGCGCACGCAAAGAAGAACGACGAAGCTATTCAGGAAGGCGCAGCGATCACGGAGAAAGCTGTAAGAACCCTTGTAACGAATGGTGGACTTGACTTTGCTCACTTTGCTCAGGCTATGGACTCTGCTTTTGGTGAACATGCTAAAGAGGCTAACAATACCTACGCAGGTTCACTGTCGAACGTAAAGGCAGCTCTGTCTAAGATTGGTGCTGAGTTTGCTGGTCCGTTCTACAACAACATGATTAATCCTCTAAACAGGATTAAGGATATATTCAATCATTTCAGAGAAGCGGTTCAGCCGGCGATTGACGGAATCAATGAACTTGAGTTTGTAATCAGCGCAAAGATTGAGAAGATTCTGTATAACATCGATCAGCTTATTCCTGGATTAACTCCGATAGCTGAGAAGATTGGTGGCTTCTTCTCCAATATTGCAAAGAGTATCGGCGGTGAAGAGTACGAGGTTTTGGATAAAGTTCGTGCCGCTAATCCTGCAATCACTAAAACGTCTGACGTAATTGAGAAAGCCAACGAAGCTCTGAGATTGTCTCGTAAAGAGAACATCAGTGTTGATGCTGCGATTGCTCAGGTTGTTGGTACTACGAATACGGCGACTGAAGCAACGAGCTCTTACAACTCTGAACTTAAGGAGTTGGCTGAGAATGTTGACAAAGTTGATAAGACAGTAACTGAAGGCGGTTACCTTGGTTGGGACGCACTTACTGCGAAGATCAAGGAAAGCGGTGGATCTATTGAAGAGTATGAAGAGCAGTTAAAAGCGGTTGCAAAAGAGCACGGCTATAACATTGAAGGTTTGCTTGCTGATTATGGTGATGGTTTTGCGGCCTTGTTTGCAACTGGCGAACTTGGAACAGATATAGCAACAGAAGCTCTTGATCAGTATATTTCAAAAGTTGATGAAACTATTCAAGCGAATGAGAGACTTAAGGGGTCTGCTGGAGACTACACCCATACAGCTCAGGAAATGCATGATGCTATTCAGGGTATTTGGTCTGAAAAGCAGGGTAAGTCCTGGGAAGAACGTGAGAGACTTTTTACTGAGCAGGGATTTAGCAAAGCTGAGATTGATGAGATCCACGCTGTTGTTAATGAAATGCAGAAGAGTGGCAGAACGCTTTCAAGTGACATTGATACCGTCTATGGCGAGATCGATGAAACTATAGAGAAGTCTGTTGGGTATAACGAACAGCAGATGAAAAAGTTTGCCCGAGATGAAGAGCATTACGTCGGGCAGGCAGCGAAGTCAGCTAAGAAGGGGTCGAAGTCTGTAGCGCAGAACCTCTTAGAAACTGCAAATACGCTTCGTAAGAATGTTCTGAGCGTTGTTGGTGATATTGGATCTTCGTTTTCAACTGTGTTTCTTGGAGCTGATGGTAAGTCTTATGAAGAAATGAGTGGAGTGGAGAAGTTCTTCACCGGTTTCTTTAATGTGCTTAAGGTAGGCGGTCAGGGAGCATGGGCGGGACTCCAGAAACTTGGTGGCGCTGTAACTACTCTGTGGGGTATGTTTACGAAGTCTCCGGTGTTTGATTACCTGTCTGATAAGCTGGATAAGTTTGTCAAGGGCATGAATGACTTGTCATGGGAAGGGATCAAACAGAAGCACACCGATTTCAAGAATTCTCTGTTGACTAACCCGGTATGGACAAAGGTTCAGGAAGGTTGGACAGCAGTTCAGGACTTCTTTGATAAGCATTTCGATTTCAGTAAAGTTACTAATGCATTCAAGGATCTCAGTTTTGAGAAGATTGGCGACAGCATTTCAAAGACTGTTAGCCAGATCAAGACAGACGGATTAATAAATACAGTAAAATCAAAATGGACTGAATTTAAAGATTGGATTAAAAATCTTAACCCGTTTACTGGTATCAAAGAATGGTTTGATAACTTAGATGGCGAAGGAATTGTAGAGAAAGCAAAAAATGTCATTTCAGGTTTGAAGGAAAGTATTCTGGGGTTGTTCTTTGGTAGTGATGCTGAAGCGGCTGAGGTTAGTAACGAAGAATCTGGTCCGGTTGGTCAGCTGAAGAAGATTGAAGAGGAAGCCAAGAATGCAGAAACGTTCATCGATAAGATCAAGAAAGTAATTGATACAATAGCACCTTATGTACAGAAGGTTAAGAATACTCTGGCTCCGTTGTTTGAAGGAATGGGTATCAACGATTTCCTTCAGGGCGGGAAGATCCTTGCTGTGATTGGAATCCTGAGGCAGATCAAGAAGTTCATCAAAGGCTTTGAAGGTCTTGGTAAGGGAGTCACTGGCATTACTGAATCAGTTTCAGGCGCAATTGGAAACTTTGGTGGTATCGGAAAGAGTATTGCCGGGACTATTACTGAAGTTGGTAAGTCAATGTCAGCGCTTGATAAGGCGAGTGCGAGAGAAGCAAATACTGCAGCTGTCAGGAACATAGCCATTGCCATTGGTATTCTGGCTGGCTCTTTGATCGCATTGGCAAATGTGCCGCTTCCTAATCTCAATCGGGCTATCGCTATCATGGCCGGTATTGCTGGTGCTGTAGTTGTTCTTACGTTGGTCATGAGTCATTTCATGAACGCCAAAGCTAAACTTGCTGAGGCTGGGACTGCCGGTGACAAGGCTAAAGGTATCTTTGCCCCACTTCATGATGGTCTTGTAAGTATCGGTGACGGCATCAAAGAGATTGGCAAGGGAATAAAGATTGCGGCGATTGCAGCTTTGATTATGTCTGTCGTTGCAGCGATCTTTGCTTTGTACTTTGCGATCAAACTGTATGCTGGTTTGGATCCAAATGTTATGCAGACAGGTTTCCTGAGAGTAGCAGGAGTTATTGCGGCTCTTACGCTTAGCATGAGTGTTATGGCTCTTGCTTGTAAGGGAGCAGGACTTGGTCTTCTTGGCGTTGCCCCGGCAATTATCGCTATTACAGCGGCACTTGCGCTTATGGCAGGAGTTATTAAGCTCTATTCTCTGATGAGCGAAGAAACTTTCAAGAAGGGCGGAACGATGGCTGCGGCTGTTTTGATTGCTTTGACAGCGGCAATAAGCATCATGGGTCTGGCATTGAAGAAAGCTAAACCTACAGCGATGCTTGCTGCAGCAGCTATGCTTGTGACGTTGACAGCATCGATTGTCGTGCTTTCTGCAGCGATCGTAGCTTTGAGTCTTGTTCCGGTCGATAATCTTATCAAGGGTGGTATTGCAGTTGGAGCAATGCTTGCCGGTATTACAGTAGCGATCAGCGTGATGGGTAAGGTTTTGCAGAATACGAAGGCGACTACGTTGCTTGCGGCTTCTGTGGCTATTGTGGCTATGACCGCGGCTGTAGTAGTGCTATCGTTGGCTCTTGTTGGATTGTCACTAATTCCGACAGGTAAATTGCTGAAGGCAGCCATTGCCCTTGGCATTGTCATGGGTGCGTTAAAGAATTTCGCAAAAGAAGCATCAAAAACTAAAGGGACTACTGCACCGATTGTGGCTATGGCGGCGATGATTGGTGTGATTTCCTTATCATTGTATGAGTTATCAAAGATTAAAGCAGGGGATTTGGCAGGGCCTGTAGCTGCAATTAGCATAATCCTTGGATTTATGAAAGGGTTTGCTAAGTCTATGAACGGTATTGCTGGTAGCGCAAGCGTTGGTAAGTCTGTTCTTGGTATTGTGGCAATGATCGGTGTGCTGGCGTCTGTAGCTGGCGCTCTATATTTACTTGGTAAGTATGGGGATGTCGAGAAGTATGGAGCGATTGCTTCGTCGATTATCAAGACGCTTATTGGCTTATCAGTATCATTGAGGGTGCTCGGATCTTTACCGCCTACTGCTGGGTTGACCGCAGCTGCTGTTGTTCTTGGTTTTGTTGGTGTGTTTACGGCACTTAGCTTAATTCTCGCGGCAATAGATCACTTTACAGGTGGCGCAGGCGAAGGCGCAATATCTAAAGGCCTTGATCTGGCTGGTAATATGATTGAAAAACTTGGCGAGGTTATCGGTAAGTTTATTGGTGGTATTGCAGCGGGTGCTCTGAAGGCGATTGATAATGTTGATCAGAGTGCTATTGATAAAATGGTTGACTTTATCAGCAAGATTGCGGCTATCGAGATCCCGTCACAGTATGAGTTCAAGTGGGATTCCGAAGGTATCTCGTTCATTGACAAATCTCTTGTTACATTCTCGAAAGGAATGAAAGGAATTTGCGAAGCGGTTAGTTCGTTAACAGTTCCTGAGTCTGATGAAGATCTGGAGAGAAAGAGCGAATATTTTGGTCATATAGCTGATTTTGTAAGCCAGCTGGCCGGTATTGCAATCCCGACACAATATGAGTTCAAATGGGATTCTGAAGGTATTTCGTATGTAGACACCTCACTCAAGTCTTTCTCTGAAGGTATGAAGGGAGTTGTTGCTTCAGTTAATGCTCTTAAAGTACCGTCAACAACGGAAGATCTGGATTCAAAGAGACAGTATTTCCAAGATGTTTCTGGGTTTGTTGAAGGACTTGCTGCTATTCCGATCCCGATTCAGACTTCTGTAAAACTCGATTTGTCAGCAGGTGTTTACGAACACATTGATCAATCTCTTGAGACGTTTGGGCAAGGTATGCAAGAAGTTGTCGCTGCAGTCAATGCTCTACGATTTAACGGTGCAGATATTGCCAATATGCAGGAGAAGAAACAGTATTTCGACGATATTGTGGACTTTGTTGAGGGGTTGGCAGACATTCCGATTCCAATTCAAACAGCGTTTTATTTAAGTGTTTTCGACGGTACATTAAATATCATTGATCAATCATTAGAATCTTTCGCAAATGGTATGAAAGGTGTTGTTGAGGCTGCTAATGCTGTAGATCTTGGTGATACCAGTGGACTTAACGAGAAGAAACGACAGTTTGATATTATTGCAAAATTCACTAAGAAGCTCGCAGAACTTGATATACCGACGCAGACGGAAGTTGATGCTAACCTAAGTTTGTTTGGCGTTGGCGTCAGTGTCAGGGATTCTTCTCTGGTAACGTTTGCCAGAGGTATGAAAGCGGTTGGGTCTGTTCTTAACCAAATGGAGCCGATGTCTCTCTCTGAAGGGGAAGTTACATCAATGGCGAGATGTGTTGAGAAGATGGCAAATGCTGCCGCTGACATTAAACCGTGGAATAGCGGCATTAAAACTCTATGGGAAGACAATTCCCTGTCGAAGTTTGCTCAGGAAATGGCAGATGCCGCAGATCCTATAGCACAAGCTTCTCAGGGAGCAGCAGGGGTTAATCTCAATAACGTTAATACGTTAGCATCTGCTGTAACTGCTATGGTTCCGGTTATAGAGGAGCTTACAAAAGATGGTGCTGAGTATTCGACAAAACTGAGTGTTGTTTCGGATTACTCTGGATTAATAAGCAACATTGGAAACGCATTTAGTAGCTTTGATGGGATCCAGAACGTATCAGTAGACTCGATTAACCAGATTCCGGAGATTCTTGATGCGTTAGCTAAAGTAAGTGAACAGTTGCCAGAGCTTGAGACAAATTGGTTAGGTGATGTTACTAATAATCCATTCCAAAACCTTGTTACGCAGGTTAACGCTCTTGGGGACATCTCGGTGAATGTCCAGAATATCACGGATCTCTCTACAGCGTTATCTACATTGGCAAGTGATTCGGTAACCAAGTTCACAAGCGGTTTCGATGATACAGCAGGAACGGTGCAGACCGCAGTTGACGGATTAATTCAAAATGCCGTTACTGCAATTACTGCATCAAGCGAAAGTACAACTTCAGCCTTTGAGGAAGCAGGCAAGGCGTTCTTAGGAGCACTTGCTGAGGGTATGAAAGATAGTTCTGGTATTGATACCAGCGGATCTGGTTCCAGCGGAGCACAGGCTCTTGTGACTCAGATGGCTAATTCTATTAACAGTGATGCGAACAAAGACATATTTAAAGAAGCAGGTTCTGGTTTCCTGTCTTCTCTTGCAGAGGGAATGAAGGATACTGGATCAGTAACAGGTCCGGCAACGGATGCTGTCACGGCTATTTCAAATGCGATCCTTGCTCAGAAGGTTCAGCTTTCTACGGCGGGTCGACAACTGGCAGGTCAGCTTGGAGAAGGCTTCTCAAAGAATATTTCTGCGGTAGTGACTGCAGCGCAGCAAGCTGGATCCAGAGCGAAAGCAGGAGCGGCGTCCTATGAAAACTCTTTCTATAGTGTTGGTTACAACATGGGCGCTGGCTTACGTAATGGTATCAATGCGACTGTTAGTTCTATCGCAAGTGCAGCAGCAAGTGCGGTAAAACAGGCAGTTGCAGCGGCAAAGAATGCAGCAGCAGAAAAGTCACCTTCAAAGAAGACGTTCGAGATTGGTATGTACATGGATCTTGGTTTAGCCAATGGTCTTCTGAAGTACGCCAAGGTTTCGAACAAAGCTTCTGCTGGTGTTGCCAATGGCGTTATCGACACTCTTGATAAGGTGCTTGATATCCATTCACCTTCAAAGGTCATGATTAAGAAAGGTAAGCAGACTATCAAAGGTTATGCTTATGGCGTTGATAAGCAAGGCAAGATTATGACCAAGAAGAACAAGAAAGCTGCTAAGAAAGCTCTCAAACAGGAGATGCAGGACGACCGTAAAGGTGAAGCCGACAGAATTGCCGAGCAGAAAGCGGCTCTTGAGAAGGAGCTGAAGAATACAAAGAAATCAAACAAGAAAAAGCGCAAACTTCTTAAAAGTCAAATCAAAGCGCTCAGTAATTTGCAGAAAGACTACGCTACATCTGCTGAAGAGATGGCTAAGGAAGATGCGGATCGGATGAATAAAATTATCAACAATACGCAGGATGCTATTGATGCTGAAGAGCGCAAGCGGATGAACTCCATGAGCGCTGTTGAAAAACAGAAATATTGGAATGGAATTCTTTCTCAGATGACTCCTGGCTCTGAACAGTATCAGCAGGTTCTCAATAAGATCGGTGATCTCAACAAGGACATCGAGAATGAGAGACTTGAGGGATTTGAGAAGGAGCGTAACAACGAGAAAGAGCGTCGTGACATAAGCCTTGCTGAAGACCTCAATTATTGGAAGTCTAAACAAAGCCAGTTCCAGAAGGGTTCTGAAGCTTATCAGAAAGTAGCTGACAAGATCTCAAGCATTAATAATCAAATCTACAAGAGCATCAACGATTCGGAGAAGACTCTCAAAGATTCTCTGAAGACCGCTTACAAGAATCTCACTAAGCAGATAGATCAAATCTGGAAACAGTACGAAGAAGATATTAAGTCTCGTGCCAAGACTCTTCAGAATTCTACTGGTCTGTTCGACTTCTTTGAATCGAGCAGTTACGAGAGTTCTGACACGCTTCTTGAGAATCTCAGGTCTCAGACAGAAGGGCTTAATAAATTCCAGGCAAATCTGGATAAGATCAGAGTTAAAGTGAATAAATCCGGTCTTACTGACAAGGAAGGGTTCATGGATCTGCTTGAGGAGATGGGACCGTCTGCTAATGCAAATCTTGAGAATCTGTTGAATATGACAGATAAACAGTGGAATGAGTACATTGCACTGTATAACAAGAAGGCAAGTATAGCGCAGAGTGAAGCTCGTAAAGACGTTAACGTCAGCGAATACAATAAGCAGGTTCAAGAAGCGATCGATGATGCTAATGAGAATATCAAAGAACTTACCCAAACGTATTACGACGGTATCACAGAGCTTGGTGTAAAGATCAGTGAACCATCGATCAAGGTCGGAGCCAACATGGTTAACGGCATGATCAAGGGCATTACTGCTAACGAAAACGCTTTGATGAATACTGTTTCAAATATCGCTAAATCAACTATGAATGTCGCTGCATCGACTCTTGGCATTCATTCTCCTTCTCGGAAGTTTGCTATCTTTGGTAAGCAGATGGATATGGGAATGGTACAGGGTCTTGAAGCTTACAAGAACAGAGTTACTGATGCTACAGCAGCTGTAGCTGACGAATCTCTGCAGGCCATGCAGGATGCTGTTAACTATGCGTCTATGATTGGAGCGTCGGATTACGACTTTAGTCCAGTGATTACTCCGGTATTGGATGATTCGTTGATTGCAGAGGGTATGGATCAGATGTTTGCACTGTTCAGTCAGCAGAGAGCTATACAGCTTTCTCCGAATGAGCAGATGATGGGCATCGCTGCGGCTGTAGGAATGCAGCAAAATCAAAATGAACTCTTTAATAACGCTTTGGAGCGCCTTGCAGGCATTGTTGCTGATAACGGCGGTTCGATCGTTAATAACAATGAGTTCAACATAACTGGTAACAATCCGAGAGAAATCGCTAATGAGGTTTCAAGGATTCTTAACAAGCAGGTACAGCAGAAGGAGCGCATATGGGCATAATTGTGTTTAATGGAAAGTCCTCTCGGGACCTCCACGTAGTAGTGGAACACCCTCCTGCATATGATAGTCCCGAGAGAGACTATGAAGTAACCCAAATTCCGGGTAGAAATGGAGATCTCGTTCTGGATAACGGAGGTTATACCAATGTTGAAAGAACATATGAGATTGCTGTTGACGCCCGGAAGGAAGGTTTCTCCAGAAGAGTTGGTGCAGTCATGAGCTGGCTTCGGTCAGCTTCTGGCTACGCCAGGTTAGAAGACTCTTATGACAGGGATTACTATCGGATGGCTTGCTACAGCGAGGCAAGTTCCGTAGAAAACATAGAAAATGAGGCAGGGAGATTGACGATCACGTTCGATTGTATGCCTCAGAGATTCCTGAAGCGAGGCGAGATTCCGGTTGAGTTTGAAGACGCAGGAGCCTTGTACAATCCTACAGAGTTTGTTGCAAAACCTCTGATTGTAGTCAGGGCAAGTAACCTTTCTGACGGTCGAGTTACTGTTGGAGATGGAACCTTGACATGGGATCAGCGAGATGCTGCCATCTGGTATGACGATCAAGGAATGCCTCATGTTACAACTCCGGAAGTGTATGAAATCACTTTGGATTGCGAGCTTCAGGATGCATATTGCGGCACAACAAACTGGAACAAACATGTCACGGGGAAGTTCCCTGAGATGCAGCCGGGAAGGAATAGTGTTTCATTTGTTGGTGCTGAATCAATACAGATTATTCCGAGGTGGTGGACGATATGAAACCGATTCTATACGAGTCTACAGAGACTAACTTCAATCCTAACACAAGGAATTATGGTCTTGGGGTCTTGTCGGATGTCGTAAGCTGTAAAGTTGTGGAGCAGTTGAACGGTTCATTTGAGCTTTCTATGACTTATCCTCTCAGTGGAAATCACTACAGCGACATACAGCTTGATCGGATAATCCTTGCTAATTCCAAGCCGAGGCAGGCAAGAGCTCAGGCATTCAGGATCTACGAAATCTCAAGACCTATGGACGGTATGGTTGAGATCAGTGCAAAGCATATTAGTTATGATATGTCAGATTATGTGGTCCAGCCAAAGTTTAAGAACGACATCACAGTGGATCCTGTAACGGCAAACAATGTAAGAGACGCTATTCAGGCAATTAGAGATTTGTCCTATCCGAAGAATGCTCAAGGGCAACCGGTGTGTCCATTTAACATTACTTCTGATATCGTGGAAGAGGGCGAGTTCTCTATCACAAAGCCGGCATCAGTCAGATCGTTTCTTGGAAGCGATAGTGGCAGCTTTGTTGATGTGTATGGTGGCGAATGGGAGTTTGACAACTATGAGTGCATTCTTCATGCAGAACGTGGGAAAGATAACGGGGTAAAGATTTTGTATGGTGTCAATATGACAGACATCAATCAGGAAGAAAACATCGAGAACATGTACACGGCGATCTACCCTTACGCAGTTCATGCTAATGGATCGCTGACGTATGTGTATAGACTTAACCCTGCTGTTCCTGCAGATAAGGCTGTAGCTCCGAATGCTCCCCTGATCAAACTCGATGGAGATTTTGCACGGCAGAAGGTTTTGCCTTTGGATGTGTCGTCAAATTATGGACAGTTCCCTTCAGATCGTATTGATCCGACTCCAGATGATTCCAAGAGAGGAACTACATCAAGTGGCAGGCCAACTCCGTATCAGCTTGTGAATGCTACCCTGTACTATATTCAGGAAAACAAGCTTGGAGAGCCGAAAGTGGATCTTAATGTGTCATTCGTGGATCTCTCTGAGGTTCTTGGGCTCGGATTCTTCCATGATGTGGATCTCGGTGATACGGTTCACGTATATTTTGAGAAACTTGGTATTGAAACTGAGTCCCGGTGTATCAAGGCTACATACAATGTTCTTCTGGATCGTTACGAGAGTCTTGAATTGGGCGATGCAGCGGCTACGTTGGCGGACACCATCGCTAATCAAAGCACTTCTCAGGCTCAAGCTGATGAGCAGAATTTGGTCAGATACAACTCTTTGCAGTTGGCTATTCAGGAAGCATCTGATGCTATCAGTGGAAACAACGGTGGTTATGTTGTGATTCATGATTCCAATGACGATGAATACCCCGATGAAATCCTTATTATGGATAAACCAAGCGTTCGGGAAGCCGGTGTTGTCTGGCGATTCAACAAGAGCGGTTGGGGTGTTTCTGAGAACGGATATGACGGTGAGTACGGCATGGCGGCTTATCTTACCGATGTAAGAGATAGTTCTGGAAAGATAATTCATAAAAAAGGTTTTGTTGCTGACTATATCACTGCTGGGACACTCAAGTCTTTGAAGATCCAGAATGGTAACTATAATTCCTCAACCAAGAAGTATGCTTTTGAAGTGGATGAAAATGGCAATGTTTATGCCCAGAACGCAACGATCAAAGGCGAGATCATAGCTTCGTATATTCATTCGGAAACTAAAAATTCTTCCGGTGAGTATACGTTCTACATATCAGTAAGTGGCCAGATTAAAGGTGCTACTATTACTTCTAAAGGTAGTTATACAGAAATGGTCATGTCTGGTGGATACATCACCTCTTATGCAAATAATGCGTTAACTTTACAGGTGGGTGATACCGGATTTGATTTGTATAACGGCAATTACAATAAACAGCTTGGACATGTCGGTACCACTTACTGGGTAAAGAATAGAAACTATAAAGGCATGGCTATCAATATTGATAGTGAATGCCATTTTATATCTATGGGATATAGAACTAAACAGTCGGATTCATATACCGCTTTTTTAAGTTTTAACAGAACGACCAATGTGTTTGATACAGAGATTGGTATTCATCTTGGTGTAAAATTTTACACAAATGGCTGGGATTTTTGTTTATATGGTTCTGGTTCTAATTACGGCGGATTATATTTTCAGAACGGTGGTTATATTAAACAGAGTACTGACGGTTATATAGGGGTATGGAATAAACCACTTTATACTGATAAAGGATTGAGGGTCTCTGGTGGTACTGTGGATTTTAATGTTACGACCTATGTGCACGACGGTACTTACAAAAGTATACCTGTTTTATCTCGTGTTGTTAGCGGTTGGTTGGTACATAAGATAGGTTTACAATGGAGCGGTTCAAGACTTGGCGTTTTTGTTGATAACTCGCACGTTGGATACGTGAACTTATCGTGGTAATGAAAGGAGTGCAACTGATGATAATAAAAATGGAACAGGCTATGCAGTATCTCATGGTCCTGAGGAATATGCCACCGGCGACAGGAAAGGTTGGTTACGCAATCTACCGTAATATCTCTCTTCTGGACTCGGCGACAAAGGAATTCCAGAAAATGCAGGACGACCTGATCATGAAATATGGTGAGAACGGTAGAATCAATCAGGATTCTCCAAACTTCGGAATATTCATTACAGAATTGACCCCTCTCTTGGACATAGAGTGTGAGGTCAATCTTTTTATGATCGATGAAGACGAGATGTATAACGATGCTCTGTCTTACAAAGATTACTTGGTATTACAGGAGCTTATAGTAAAGCCAAAAGAGGAGGTGACAGTGGATGGCGGAAGGAGTAGTAATCCGGGCGAACATAGACCTGACACCAGGGTCGCAAGTGTGTCCGGTTCTGGATGTCAGCCAGTATGACGCTGGCGTAACTTTCATCTTTACCATCTATAAAGATGGACAGGTGATGAATCTTGGCGGTTACATCGCTGCGATTTATGGCGTTAAGCCTGACAGACATGTGTTTCTGTATTCAGCAGCATGTGAAGAAGCGACGGTTTCGTTTAAATCAACTTCTCAGATGTGTGCTGTTCCGGGAGATACTATTTGTGAAATCAGGATTATGAGCGCGACGACTGATGAGAACATCGGTACAGGAAACTTCATACTGAATGTTGAAGAGAGCCCTCTGCAGTACGCAGGGGACTTTTCAGATAATGACATTCCTGGTGTGTTGGACATTGCCAAGGCTCAGGCAGCGGCAGCGAGTGCTTCAGTCTCACAGCAGCAGGCAGCTCGATCTGAGACAAGTGCTCATAACTCTGCGATCAGCGCTGAAAACTCAGATAACTCAGCTCAGCAGTATGCTGCATTGGCTCATACATCGGAAGATAATGCAAGAGTTTCAGCAGAAGGTGCAGCAGGAGTTGTTAAGCGTTACGTAGTTATCGATAGTAAGAAGTACGCTACCAAGATCGTTGTAACCAACGGCATTCCCCACATCGAGTTTGATGAGGTTACAGACGAACAGGGCAGTGATTACGCAGCTTACATGACCAAACAGGAGGTCAACGATGCTATTGATGAAGCCTTGGATGCGGCTAATGCTGCAAGAGATAGAGCTGAAGCAGCTGCTAATACTGCGGCGTCCACCGTAGCTTCTGCAACAGCATCGGCTGTTGGTGCTGCGGAAGATGCAAGAGATAGAGCTGAGATGGCTGCAGATAATGCTGAAGAAGCGGTTGAAGATGCTGTGGCTGACGCAATTACAAGAGCTAATGCGGCTATGGATTCAGCAAGAACGTCAGCTTCTGCAGCAGCATTTTGTGCCAAGAAGACGATGGAGATCGACGAAACGCAGTACGCAGCGACTGTTGCGGTCGATGGCGGGATCCCAAGGCTGAAACTTGCTGAGCTTGATCCGGAAGAAGGCGACGCTGATGTTACGTTTGTTAATAACGCAACGTTTAACGCATTTGTTAACCAGGTAAACGATACGTTGGCTGATCATGAACGTCGTCTTGCTGCTCTTGAATCAAGGTAATAAATAAGAAAAGGAGATATTTCAAAATGAGTGTACATCTTTCTGAAGGTGAAATTGGTTTTCCTTCGTACTCCCAGATGGAGAGACTGACGGAAGCGGTAGAAGAGATTGCGGGTATCAGAGACACGTCTTCCATGAGTGCTCTGGAGCATATGATCGGTATCCAGTTCATTGCCGGGCGTACTGGTAAGGTTTGGAAGAGGAAGATCTGGAAGGTTGGCACCAACACTACTTCTGATTGCCCGGCTATGGATGAGTACGAGGAAGGGTTTGCTACGCCGTTTACGGATAGTGTTGCCGGTAACGATCCGTACATGGATAACTATGAAGTCTTCCGGTGGGAGCACGTCAACTATACGAGAGATGCTGATGACGGTACTGCTCGTGTTGTGACGCTTGAAGGTTATCCGGACTACAAGACTGAGGGCGCTGTAGACGTTGGTACAATGCTTCCGACTTTCTGGTGGAAGTTCGAAGAGCATGATACCTATTACGAGTTATATTTCTCGGACTCTCCTCATGATGAGCTTGGCCTGATTCCGTGGAAGGATGCTGTGAAGACGAACGGGCTTGTCCTGCCGTACTTCATTGTTTCTTCCTATTATTCAGGCAACGCTTCTGATAATAGGTGGAGATCTCAGCCGGGGCTCGTTCCGATCTCGACTTCCTACAACACTATGGTAACCAAGTATCAGGAGAAGGGTGATGGTTACTGGGGTGCTGGATCTGATCTCGCTTTGTTGGCATGGATCTACCTGGTTGTGAAGTATGGTACTAAGAACTCACAGAAGGTATTCAAAGGCTGTTCAAGTTACAACCTGACAGCGAATGTTGCTCTGGCAGAGACTGACGTAAGGCATGTCAAGGTTGCTACACTCGGTTCTTGGGAAGTCGGTGCACAGGTTTGCATAGGTCCTGGAGCGCTTGGAACACCTGGATCCAAAGCTGACAGAGTTACTATTACCTCTATTGAGCAGGTTACTGTGGACTCTACAACCTATTTCCAGCTGAACCTGGATCTCGATTCTCCGATCAGTGTTACAACTGAAGACAAGGTCTACACCAATCCGTACAGAGCCGGTAGCACTGACAAGGTCATGGGTCACTATGATGGCTCTATGACGAGCAATACTTCTGGTCACTTCCCGTTCAGAATTTCCGGTATTGAGCTCATGAACGGTCAGGCAGTTATTGCTTCTGATACTGTAATTGATTTCCTGAATAACCACTGGAAGGTCTTCAAAGCCAAGAAGGGCGTTGCTCATGTACAAAACGCTCATACTGGCTACACACTGGTTGGTGAATGCCCGGCATTTACTTCAGATGGTTATGTGGCGAATATCCTGCCTGATATGGATACTGCAGGGTATATTCATGAGGAAAGAGGTTCTTCTGACGCTCTTGGAACCGGAGATTACCATTACAATGGTGGTACTGAAGTTGCAGATGGTACACTGCGTCAGTGGTATTCCCTTGGCGCCCTGAACAGCGGCTCGTTGGCTGGGTTGTGCTACGTCCTTGGTAACGCTGGGCTGTCGGTTTCGGCCTGGGACTACGGGTCTCATGATTGAGCCATTTTCCCCGAGGTCTCGGGGGCGGAGCTCCTGAGCCGAGGGATTTGTTAGTTAACTAAGAAATTCAAAATAAGGGACCATTAGTGCAGACCCGTGGCGTCAGTGGTATTCCATTGGCAACCTGAACAACGGCTCGAAAGCTGGGTTGTGCTACGTCAATGGTAACAATGGGCTGTCGAATTCGAACTGGAACTACGGGTCTCATGATTGTAAACAGAAGAACATAAAAAGAAAGGCACTAATGATCGTGGGTAACACCATTCATTGTAACTCAATGACCTGAGCAGATGCTCAAACTTCTTCAAGGAAAACCGGGTTAGTAACAATAGGCGAAGACTCGGAGGAAAACCAATCAAATACTATTATGAAGAGATTATGTAAAGATATCGACATCACGGATGTTGATTTTATAAAAGATGCGGTTAAGGATTGTCTGGATCACAAACCGCAAAAGGCAGGTAGAAGAGCTGATGTTCAAAGGGTGATAAACCTCTTTGGGAACATAGACAGAGTGGCGATAGAGTTATCACAGCAGATACAGGACAAAGACCTATATTTGCCAGAGATAAGATGGAAAACGATAGAAGAGTGGGGCGGTACTGAGATGAAAGTCCGCCTCATTGCTATTGAAGACATCTGGATCCAGTTCTTCGACTATATTTGTGTTCATGGACTTGAACCTCTCACAAAAAGAATCGGATTCTACCAATGCGGATGCGTCAAGGGTAAGAATGGAAGAAAAGGCAAAGGGCAGATCTGGGGGATTCATCAGATCTATTCCTTCATAAACAAGCGGCATGACCGGTATTGCATCAAATCTGATGTCAAACAGTGCTATCCGTCAATCTCGCAGAAGATCCTGATGGTATTCTTGCAGAGACATGTCAAGAATAATATGTTGCTGTGGTTAGTGCGGCAGGTCTTGTCGTTAGCCGATAAAGGTGGACTTCTCATTGGATCAAGACTTTCGATTCTCTTATGTCAGCTCTACATGAGCATTGTTTACCACAAGATGGAATTCATGGCATACAAAACGGTTACCAGAAATGGTGTTCAGAGAAGAATACAGCTGTATGATCGGATGATCGTCTTCATGGATGACATTTACTTGTTCGGTAAGAATGCCAGAGATCTACACGACGCTTTCAACATCTTGCAAGGTATCTGCATGTCTCTTCATATGACACTTAAAGACTCCTGGATAACCATAGATACGGAACACGCTACAGTTGACGGTATGGGATTCCGGGTAGGTAAAGGCTACATAAAGATGCGACGTAATAACTATCTCAACGTAAAGAAAGCTGTCAAAGCTTATAAGCGCAATCCAAACGTCAAAACTGCAAAGACGCTTGTCTCATATCAGTCTGATGTAAAGTGGAGCGATAGTTACAGGTTCCGTCGTAAATATCACTGGAAGTCTCTCTACAGAGACGCAAGGAGGAGGATCAGCGATGAAAGCAAGATTCGAAACTCAGGTGCCTGCGGTAACAGTGTACCCGGAAGATGGCAACAATGTCTGTATCCAGATTGCGCTTGATGAACAGCCATTCTCAGAGACTGATGCAGAGGGTAATGTGTTCGAAGGCTTCGAGTATACATTCCATGAATTCCACATCGACAGAGACGAAATCGACCTGGATGATGTGAATGAGTTCCCCGAAGACTATTTGGATTATCCGTTTCCAATACCGACTCTTGAGGAGCGTGTTGCGGCACTGGAAGCAGTCCAGCTTGAAAACATGGAGGGCTAAGTTATGAGCGCGAATGTCGAGTTTCTCAGAATTCAGTACAGACTTCGTAAGATTACAAAGGCTAAGCTGAAGGCTATGGTTACGGCTGGGACTATTACCCAGGAGGAGTATGAATACATTATTTCTGCTTAAGTAAGTAGAAGAAAGGGTACAGGATTATGCTATGAATGCCTCAGAGACACAAGTTTTATTGACGGCATTGTTTTCCTCTATCTTTGGATCGGGATTCATGTCATTCGTTATCTTCATGATCCAGAGAAGAGACAAAAAGAAAGAATCGAGATCTGCAGAAGCAGAGATGCTCATAGGTCTCGGTCATGACAAGATCGTCTATTTGACAGATTGTTATGTGAAAAGGGGCGCAATCACATTAAAGGAGAAACGAAACCTTGAGTTTCTAGCACAGCCATACTTCAAAGCCGGCGGAAACGGTGACGGCAAGATTGGATATGACGCTTGTCAGAAGCTTGATGTGGTTTCAGAAGACGTTGCGGAAGAAATGGACTTGATGATCAAAAGAAAGGAGTATGGGATCGATGATGATGAGTAATAAGACGTATGACGTACTTAAGTGGATTGCTCAGATCTTTCTCCCGGCTGCAGGAACCTTATATTTTGCTCTTGCTAAAATCTGGGGTTTCCCGTATGCGGCAGAAGTCGTGGGGACAATCTCTGCGATCGATGTATTCCTTGGTGCTCTCCTTGGAATCAGCTCTTCACAGTACAAGCAGAATATGAAGTACATCAATGAGGACCCTATCGAGTAAGGAGGTGATCCTAAAATGTGGTACCGGGTAAGATTGTCATGGGCTGACACAGGGTCTCAGCTCGGGGCATATGCAATTTATGAAAACGCTGTAAAGAAAGCGAATGAAGTAGGCGGTTACTCAGTCTTTGATGAATCTGGTAACTGCCTTTATACTTCCCCGCTTCCTATTAAAACAATGTCTTACAAGGCAAAACTCCTGAAGAAGATCGGGAACCATGCCAAAGGTAAGAAGGTTGTCGTTACAAGAAACAAGAAGAAGCAGTGGATCATTGAAGCTGATGGAACTGTTGTTCCGAATAAGAGTGACATGGATCTCCTTACTCAGATCTATGATCCGAACTGCAGATACTCTAAAGAGCAGGTAGAAGCGTGGATCAACGCTCAGGGCACTGCATCCTCTACCGAGTGGCTCTTCTGGTGCAACAAGTATGGCCAGAGAGTCTACATCTTCAAAGGTAAGAAGGGTGCATGGGTCCTGCAGAAGAGCTACAAGTGTGGAACCGGTAACATCAAGTATGGAGACGGCTCTGATCAGGGCGTAAACTTCAGCTGGAAGATCTGGGACAAACAGAAAGTCTTCGAAGGACCTCACGGAAAGCAGTATTACAACCAGCATTATTCCTCGAAGTGGGGTAATTCCATTCACAAGGGGTCTGTTGGTAAGCCTTCTACGCACGGTTGCATTGCTCTTGCAGAGAAAGCAGCAATTTGGGTATTCAATAATCTTCCTATTAATACTCGTGTTGTTGTGTTCTAAGGAGGAAATTCAAAATGAATGTGGTAAAACAGACATCAACTGCTCATACTACGTATTCTCCTGGAAGAGCCATAACATATTTGGCAGTTCACTACACGGCAGGAGTAAGTTGTAAGGCAGGATCTGCGAGGGGGTGTGCTTCATGGTTTGCAAATCCCGCAGCAGGAGGTGCTGCAGATTACATTGTAGACGAAGCTGAGCTGGTGCAGTACAATCCGGATCCAAGGAATCGTTACTGTGCTGCTGTTGGTGGAGCAAAGTTCAATACTAAGGGTGGAAGACTCTACAGTATTGCCAAGAACTCCAATGTCATTAGTCTTGAGATCTGCAGTGGCAACAAATCCGGTAAGATTACTTTTCCTAATGATCCGAAGTATTATTTCACCGAGGCTGTCATCAACAAAGCGATCGAGGCGGTGCAGTATCTCATGCAGCTCTACAGCATTGACGCTGAGCATGTCATCAGACACTATGACGTCAATGGAAAGTGCTGTCCTGGCGTGATCGGTTGGAACAAGGATTCCGGAGATGAGAGCAAGTGGGAAACGTTTCATGCTGCAATCGGTGGGAAGCCAATTCAGTATTATCGTGTAGGTACTGGTTGGGTTGACGGCAAGTGTCAGAATCAGGTTGGAGCATATACAATCCTTGAGAACGCTAAGAATGCGGCAGATCAGTATGGCTACAAAGTATTTGACTCTGAAGGCGTTCTGATCTATCAGGGAAAACAGCCTGTGACACCTGATGGGAATACTCAGGCAAGGACGATCAATACACTGTCAAATGAACAGCAGAAGGCCGCTGCCATGCTGGAACTGGTGCATAAGGTTGACAAGTCTGGTATTCTCCCTTCTGTAACCACAGCTCAGATGATTCTGGAGTCAGGCTACTGTGGAACAGATCTCGCCGTGAACGCGAACAACTGCTTCGGCATGAAAAAGTCTTTATCAGGGAATACTTGGCCGAACTCCACTTGGGACGGAAAGACAATATACACAAAGAAGACTCAGGAAGATGATGGTCATGGTAATTACTATTGGATAACCGCGGACTTCCGGAAGTACCCTTGTGTAGAGAACTCTATCATGGATCATTCTGCATACCTGCTTGGAGCTATGAATGGCAACAAGAAGCGTTATGCAGGACTTACCGATTGCAAGAACTACAAAGATGCCATTACGCTGATCAAGAATGGTGGTTATGCTACAGACACTCGCTATATTGCGAAGATCTGTGACATCATTCAGAGATTTGGTCTGGACAAGTATGATAAGGAGAGTGGCGGCAGCGATGTAAAGCCTAAACCAAAGCCGACTCCAACACCGGATCATGGTGATGGTTATAAGTGGTACAGAGTCAGGAAGTCATGGTCTGATGAGAAGTCTCAGATCGGGGCGTATGAAATATTGAATAATGCTATCAGCAAGGCAAAAGCGAATGCCGGGTACAAAGTATTCGACAACGATGGGAACGTCGTTTATAGCGGTTGAACTTGTTCAAAATGAGGACGTTCCTACATTATTCCTATACCTATCGCCGTTCTGGCCCGTATTTCCTGTATATTTGCGAGTTCCATCATATAACTGACAAGTATAAGGAGTAGGGCCAGAATAGGCTGAAGTAGAGGGGTTTACGGAGTTCTCAGAAGTGTTTCAGAGTGGAAAAACGTAGGTTATTCCTACACCATTCCTACACTTTTGAGAGCTCAGTTCTTAAGAATTCAATGTCTCGATCTGTGTATACTTTCTCAGTAATGTCCTTGATTGCGTGTCCGACCATATATTTGATTGCATATTCATCTACGCCGGCTTTCTTGCAAAGGGTAACGAAGGTCTTTCTTCCGTCATGAGGTTTATGCTCGGAACTGAAGTTAAGTTCTTTCATTAATCTATAGAAGTTTCTCCGGAACCTTTCGTATCGTATATGCGGTATGATGAGGTACTCACCGCCGACTGACATCGCATCGCTGACAAAGCCTTTAATTTTTTCATGGACAGGGACTAAGCGATCTCTACCCGCATTAGTCTTGATTCCTCCGATCATTGTCCAGTTCTCCAAATCTACATTCTTTGAACGTAACTCAATGAGTTCAGTAGGTCTCCAGCCAGCGTAACACTGGATCAGGATCATTCGTACTGTTTCATTGTCTGTATGCTGCCAGAGAGTATCCAGTTCTTCATTGGTAAATGCTATGTGGTTTACTATCTCTTCATCAGCATCTCTGTCAATGTGGATCGCTCTGGAATAGTTATGATCGGTCAGGTCGTACTCCAATGCATAGTCCAGTAACAGATTGAGAACCTTGTGAATGCTCTTCTTGATCGAGTAGGACTCCCCTTGGTCAATACATAGCTTACAGTGTCTTGTCCGGATGTCTCGAACGCTCATGTCTTTGATACCGGAACAGCGTTTCCAGTTAGTTGTTACCGATCGGACAGACTGCGGCGACACTTTCTGCTTATATTTCGGTAACCATTCTTCATAGAGCTGTTCTAAGGTCTTGGTTTCATTCAGATCATAAGGATCGCGATTGTATTCCAACAGCGCAGTGTAGGCTTCGTTGTATGTCTTGAAGTAGGCTTGTGGTTTCAATGATTTGACGATTGGTCTTCCTTCAGGTGTCTTGCCAATGGTAACCACGGCTCTGTAGGGCTTTCGCAATCGCTTTGATTTGATCTTGCTGATCTGTCCGAATCCATTTGGCAATCGCAGGTGTTCGTGTTTCATAGCTCCTCCTTTCCGTTGTAGTTAGATGTGGTTAGTAACTTAGATTAGCGAGTGGACGTAGTAGAACGTATAAGTCCTCCGCATAAAAATCACCCCCTATGATGGAAGGAGGTGATTACAGTGCTCCACTGGTATTTTGCCGGTGGGTATTACTACGGATTCATGCCCTGCTGGGGGAAGTACGTTCAATTTGAATCGTATGAAGAATTCGTAGGTACCTACTACGAGCACCACCACTAACTTACCATTGAAGGAACTTGCTTGTCAACCAGGCAGGCAGTTCCTTTTGGTTTTGTCCGGAAGAGGAGTACGCAGGTGACAACTAACAGGCATAAGTTCGGTTCATAGCGAATGAAAGGAGGAGAACGCTATGGAACAACTTATGTTTGGTGCTGGATCGGTACCGGTTGCTGTCGCTGCAAAAGTTTACGGGAAGGATAGGTCATGGATACGTGCAGGGATTATCTCGGGTTGGCTTCCGATCGGACACGCTACGAGAGATGGTCAGAGAATCACTTCATTAGAAGATGAGAACTCAAGGTATGGCAGGATCAACTTCTACATCTCGCCCAAGAAGCTCTATGAGGAAACGGGATATATTTGGAGAGGCGGTGATCTGTCATGAGTACACTGATCCGTCCAGAGGTTTCTGAGAAGAACAAGTATTGGATCTCAAGACATCGTTACTATGAAGTGAAGCATTTCTGTCTGCAGTACACAGAATGGCAGGAGGAGTGTAACAGGATCGACGACTATATTTTGAGAAGTTATGTTCCTCATAGCTTTGATCATTCTCTCGGGGATCCTACAGCATACTTTGCAATACGTCGTGCAGCACTGACGAAGAACATGCAATTAGTTAAGGAGATTGCTATGAAGTCTGATCCGCAGTTGTGGTCTTATATTTTTGAAGCTGTTACTAAAGAATACTCATTTGTCTATCTCAGGTACACTCTGGACATGCCGGCGGAGAAGAAGATGTATTATGACCGCTATCGTAAGTTCTTCTGGTTACTCAGCAAGTCGCATTGAATGTCATGCCTTTAATGGAAACTGTAGATTTCATGAAAGGAGATGATTATGAGAATAGGTGAAAACTCGGAGCAGGCAAAAGAGTATATGAAAAGGAAGAAAGGCGTTAGAACGGTTGGTCCGCATGGTAATCTCGGGAGAGTAGACCCACAGTCTGTAGCAATGCGCTGTGACATGCTTGGGATACCATGGTGGACGAGTGCTTGGCCTTACTCAAGCGGTATTCATTGCTATATTCCGGAAGACAATGTTTGGAATGGGATTAAGGCAGCTTCCAGGTATTGATAATAAGGGCTCGGACTAAGTGTTCGGGCTCTATATTTTCGCATAAAAAGTACCTCCTAAGATGGAACTGTTAACGCTACATCCAAAGGAGGTAATCATGGAAGAATATGTCCGGCAACTATACTTCGAGGAGTACCTTACGATCCAAGAGATCGCAATGGCAACAAATCTAAGTATTCCACACGTCAGGCACATTCTCGGGTACCCACCCGAAGTGTAGCATGAACGCGGAATTTCCGCAAGGGGGCTCGGAGTAAAATCTGAGTCTCCGGTTTTTCGCACCAATTACATAGTCTTATATGGAAACAATTGAACTCTTATAGAAAGGAGATTTTATTATGAAGGACGAAACAAAAGCTAAGATTAAAAGTGTAGCTGGAGCATATTGGGAGGGTTTCGCTCACCCCATTAAAACGGTTTTAGATGACGAAGTACGCGACTTTGACACAGAAGAGCATGTAGCACAGTTAGCAGGATATTACACAAGATGTGCATCTTATGGACTGTTGCTTGGTGCAGCTCGTGCAGGCGTATCGTGGAAAAAAGCTTGGAATCGCGGAGAGGTGGCGTTGCTTGATCAGAAGGTTGGAAAGTGGCACACGAGAACTTTTGTGCTGAAACCCGGAGGAGTAAGATTTAAGAGTAAGAGATAAGAAGGGAGGTTTCCACAACTTAATAACAGAAGGGCTTCTGTATAATGCAGGGGCTCTTCCTTTTGTTCTTGAGTACGTGGGTGACACTCCTTCATGATATCGTGTTCGCATCGAATACTACCTCTTATATGGAATAGTAGACCATTTTTAATAAGGGGAGGTAACACGATGTTTAAGAAAAAAGATTTTGTAACTGTAGTATTTAGTCGCAAGATTGAGGATGTTACAACAGCCGGCACAATCATGATGATCGTTACTGGCGATAAAGACGCCGGGTATTATGACGACTTCAGATTTGGAGGTCAGATGTTTATCAAGACTCATTGCAGGAGATTTAGGTATTGGTTGGCAAAGAGATTCTTAAAGGTATACGCCCCGGACTTATGTGGATTCAACTGCCCGGAAGTATGAACTAAAGGAGTCATAGCAAATGCTGTGGCTCCTGTTTTCTTTTGAAAGGAGAGAACTATGAAGGGTACAGCAAAGAGAACTCGTATGACAAAAGACGTCAAGCAGAAGATCCACGATCTGTTTAACAAGGGACACCATACAGGTTCCATTGCGAAAGCTTTGCATATTGCTGAGTTTCAGGTAGTAAAAGCTCTGCAGCTGGATCTTATGCAGCGTCGTGTCGAGTTCGGAAATAGGAGACGACGATGATGAAGCGATTTTTTGAAACTATAGACATAACTGATTGGCCTATTGAAGACATTGTTAAGAAACAGGAAGAGTTAAAGCAGACACAGCATAAAGACTCTTATATTTCGGAACAAGAAGATAAAAAGAGGCTGATTGTTCATTGGAAGGAGGAGTGGAATTGGTGTTAGAGTTATGGGCAATTTACTTGTTAGGCGTTGTTGTTGGTGTTATAGCGAATACCGTTATTCGTCTTTATAGCACTCGTAATACAGCTTACGGATATATGGACGTATTGTCAGAGGCAAGAGATGACGGAGAAGTATCGGTCTACAGAGCAGTATTAAGCGAAAAAGACCTTGAGAATCTTCCGAATAGAAGACGGGTTGTCTTGAAGGTTCGCATGGAAAACAAGGACTTTAATGGAAACAATTAACTTATAACTTGAAAGGAGATTGTAATGGAAGAGTTTTATGAGAGCGACTTGTATAACGTAGCGACAGATGTAATGAAGAAAGCGGCTACAACGAAGGACAAGGATTATCAGAGATTGGCAGCGGACTTTGCAAAGGTTGTTGCGGATCATGAGAAGAATCAGGTTGAGGGTCTTAAGAACCAGCTCGAAAATTCAATCGAGAAGGAAAGACTCGAAGCTGAAAAGAAGGAGTGGTCCCGGCAGCATAAGATGGAATGGGTCAAGTTGACAGTTTTTGTCGGTGTAACTGTAGCCGGCGTAGCAATAGAGAATAAGTACATGGTAAGCAGCTGGTTTAGCAAGACATTCTTGCAGAAGGCAGCTCCGAAAATCTAAGTTGAAAGGAGGTTTCCGAACGGGAGTCATGGCAAATGCGGTGACTCCTTATATTTCTAAGCTTTGAGATAACAGCTACCAAAAAAGGAAAAGGAATAGCATGAGATATCATTTTAAAGCTAAGAAAACGTACAATTGTAACCACGGTATAATCTATAATCCGCATCATCCTATCTATAATCGCTGCACCTTATATTTCAAAGATGGAAAAGGTCTTTGTGTGGTTCAACAGAGATTTAAACCGTTTAACAAATCCACATGGTGGTCAGAGGTGAGCTTTGAACTGGCTGATGCTATATTTGAGCATCCAGGTTTTAGTCATTACTTTAAGACTCATGCCAGGGAAGAAGATGAAAACGGATTCTATCCTACGGTAACAGTTCGACAGATTATGTGGGCTCTCAGGATGAACCCTCTCAAGAAAGAGCGGTGGGAAACAGTGTTTGATCGAAAGGAGATTTAAAAGTTGAGCAGAATGAGAACATTGAAGAGGGGTATCATCTCTGGCAAATATCATAACGTCCCAAAGACTGTCATGGTGTGGGCGGTTATGTATTACAAATGTGAGGATTGTGGTGCCGGTTACAACATATTTCTTGAGAATACCCTTGAACGTCATAACGGCAAAGATCATAAGCCTGTACCATTTGGTATTCGCTGCAGGAAATGTGGCGGGTTTCATTGCTATGACAGGAGCGGTCTTGTAAGACTTAAGGAAGAAAGACCATTACGATCTGGCGAGAATTACTTCAGAGATGATCCTAAGATGGATTGCGGGAAACCTGTGGTATGCAAAGAAGGCTGAGTTCGCACAAAATACTTCTCCTGATATGGAATAGTAACTATATTTGATAGGAGGTAGTATTATGAGAACGTTGGTTAAAATTGCAAATGTTATGTTGATTATCACGGCAGTAATTGCAGCAGTAGCATTGACGGTAAGTCTATCCAGTGCATGGCTGGCGTATGTACCATATGTGAATTTAGCAGTGGGATACGCATCGCCGATATTCTGGAGATGCCTTGTATCAATGTTTTGGTGGGTAGTTTTGCGGTGGTTCTTCACCAAGATTAGCAAGAGAGAAGCTGACGAAGACACTTGACGAGGTTCTATTCCATTCTATGGGAGTCGTGGCAAATGCTGCGGCTCCTTATTATGTTTTTCGCATAGAAAGCGCCTCCTAATATGAAAGGAGGATGCAACTATGGATAGAGCAGATTTAAAGAAAGTTGCAGATAATCTTTGTGAGGCTGAGAAAGGGATTTGGAACATTGTTGAATTTGTAGAGCAACGTGAGCACTGTTTGGATCCGATCACTCGGCACATATATGAAAATCTGTTGGAACTGCACGGTTATGCATTCAAGATGTTTGACGAAGTTAGCACTATAGCTGAAATGTAAGAGTTAGGAGTCATGGCAGATGCTGTGGCTCCTTATATTATCGGAGGTTATTGAATATGAATCGAAGCAAAGCATTATTAATCCTGTTACTGGCGACTTTGTTTATTCTTCTTCTCTGTGCGATCAATGCTAATGCCTATAACGTCCTGTATTCTGATGAATTGAAATGGGAGGACGTGACAGAAGAAGAGTATCCGGATCTGTTCTATCTTACCAGGACTATATGTGGCGAAGCTCAAAACTGCGGTTTGCAGGAATCCTTGTATGTCGGTAGTGTTGTCATAAATCGTAAAAACAGCGATCGCTTTCCGAACACAATTAAGGAAGTATGCCTTCAATCAGGTCAGTACACTTGTTGGGAAGACGGAAATGCGTGGAAAGATCCTACAGAGGATAATTTCGAGGCGGCAAAACAACTTTTGAGAGACGGGAGCATCTTTCCTGAAGATATCGTATGGCAGGCACAAGTACCGCAGGGGTCTTATACATACTATATTTCCGAATGGGGTCATTACTATTGTGGAGGATAAAGATGAAAGAAGTAACAAGAATACCATTTAAGAAACTTGATCCTGATGCCAAATTGCCTACAAAAGCTACGTGGGATTCAGCAGGATTAGACTTATATTCTCTGGATACAGCTGTTATAGGTCCTGGAGAAACACGTAACATTCGCAGTGGTCTGGCAGTGGAGATTCCTAACGGATATTTTGGAGGAATCTATGCAAGATCTGGATTATCCACCATTCATGGAATACGACCTGCAAACTGTGTTGCAGTAATAGATAGTGACTATCGTGGTCAGATCGGCATTCCTCTGCATAATGAATCTGACAAAGTATACAAGATTCAAAAGGGCGACCGTGTTGCTCAGCTTGTTATTCAACCATGTTTGTATGCTGTTCCTGTTGAAGTGAAGGAATTAAGTGATACGAAACGTGGTGAATATGGTTTTGGCAGCTCCGGAAAGTGATTCGCACAAAATGTTTCTCCTTATATGGAATAGTAGACCATATTTGAAAGGAGTAGCAGATGACTTTAATAGGAGTAATGCTGATAATTTGTGGTGTAATTCTAATATGTAAGAAAGAGAAGTAATAATGTAGGAACGGGAGTCATGGCAGATGCTGTGGCTCCTTATATTTATGTTGTCATTCAATATTGAAAGGAGAATTAGCAGATGAACAAAAGTGGAATTGCAGTAAGGGAACGTGAGGAGTATATTCTGGAACTTCTGAAGGAACGTAAAGATGAAGGTGTCTCAGGAAAAGAGATTGCGAGTGCTCTTGGCGTGTCTCCTGAGAATCGCAGTTTGATCATGAGAAATCTTATAAAGAAACACCCGCAGATTAAGAATATTTCAGGAGTGTCAAAGCCGGCGGTGTATGTGTGGCAAGAGGATGCACAGGAAGTAATGAATGAGATTTTCTTCGGTAAGAAAAATGCAGAAGGGTATCCGGATCCTACTGTTGCAGCAGCGCTGGATGACAAAAAAAAAGATACTCCAACACCGCTTCCTGGAGAAGTGTGGAATACTCTGGAGTCTAATGGTGCTAATGGAAAGATATTTGTCATGAATGCTCGGAATGGTGCCGTTCAGTGTCTCAAGTTGTATCCGAAGACAACAGAGAATTCTGAGATTGTAGGTCCTGATCCCTTTGAAGTGAGGATTAAGTCCAAGTTCTATATTGGTGATGTTACACGTCTCACATTCAAACCGCTCAAGTATTGCACGAGATGCGATGTAAACCGTGACTATGCAAAACTTGAGGAGGCAAGGAAGAAGATCGCTGCAGTTCTTGGAATAAAGCTTGCGTCAGATATTCCAGCGCCAACTCCTGCTCAAATCTTTGATGAGGAAAAAGAGCGGCTGAAGAAAGAGAATAAGCAACTCAAGGCTCAGCTGGCAGAAGTTTTGATCAGCAAGCATGATGATTCTGAGATCCCGATTGGTTATATCGACATGAAGTCAGCGGAAATTGCAAAGCTGACAGAAGAACGCGATATCTGGAAGTCAGTTGCGCAGTCATTGTTGAATAAGTGAGGATGGGAAAGCGAATGGAACAAATGAACAAAAGAGTGAAGCGAAGGATTAATATCTCAGTTACGGAAGATACAGGAGAGCGTTTGAAACAGTATGCTAAGGAACATCACACCAATGTAAGCCAGGCAATCACTGATTGGATCTGGTCGGTAAAAGTAAAGGAAACAAACAAAGAATGATGTTCCGTTTTTAAAAGGACTTACTATTGAAGGGAGGTTTTAATGGATATTCAAAAGTTTATAGGCCGTAGTAAAGGCTTTGTAAAGCTAAAACTTCCTACGATCTTGTCGGCGTTTGCTGCGACAACGAGTGTAGGGGCTATATTTCTTGCAATAAAAGCGGAGAAGAATGCTCAGGAAAGAATCGATGCTGCTGGGACAATTGAAGAGGAAGAGGTAAATGGAGTTACAGAACATATTTGGATTCCGTCGTCAAAGAAAGAGGAGCGAATGATTTATGCGGATGAGTTTGCTCCGGTTGTTTTTCTGGAACTGATGGCTGTAACAGCTATCTTTGCCAGTGACTTTACTTCTCAGAAGAGGATCTATGCTTTGAGTAATGCGGTGGCTTTGGCTACGACAAGAGTTGATGTTCTGGAACGAAAGGTAGAGGAGAAGTTTGGCAAGGATAAGCTCGATGAAATCAAGCAAGAGATCTCTCAGGATGCTGTGGATGAAAAATTGAAGGAGTTTGAGCATCTGCCTGACAACCAGTTCCTGTGGTATGACCCGCATTACAAGAGATGCTTCATAACCAGTGAGAAAAATGTTCTCAGGGCTGTAAACAGCGCTAACAGTATATTTGAGGAGGAAGGTTATGTAACACTATCGCTGTTCTACTATTACCTGGACATCAAGGCTCCGGAAGCGTCTTTGGTAGAAGGTTTCACTGTCGATCAGGTCATTGAGGATTGTGGAGAGTTCAAGATTCCTATCAATTATCATATGAAGAAGACAAAGGCCGGCACGGGATACTTCGAACTGGAGTATAACTGTGACATCAAGACTGTAGTAACAGCGGAGGATGCAATGATTGCGTATTATGGATAGAAAATGGCTTATATTTCGGTTCATTGTAAGTTTTGTTATGACCTGCTTAGGCATCTCGTATGCTCTAGATCTGGTAAAGGCGGAACTTGCAATGAGCAGACCGTATGGCGGTATTGGTGGTGAGTGGATATTCATTCCGATGGTCATGTATGTGATCTGGAAAGGGTGTTCACTCATATTTGATTTTATAGAGGCACGATTATGATTACATTCACATTATTGGTTTGTCTGTTGATAGTGCTTATCTTTGCACTGCCGTGGTTTGTGTTTATATTTCTCGACATTGGTGTGTTTTGCTTTATTGTATGGTGTATTGTCACGGCATGTTCCGGAAAGAAGAAGTAATTCGCACCGAATGCAGAGTCTTATATGGAACGGTAACCAAAAAAAATATATTTCTGAAAGGAGAAACAAATGGATAAGTTAAAGGCGCTTAGTATCGGAGGAACTATGTTAACGCTTCTTGGATCTGGACTTGGAGCATTGAAAGGTCTGGAAGAGAGCAAGAGGGAGCAGCAGGAAAAGGACGAAATGCTGAAGCGTATCATGGAACTGGAAGAAAGAATTGATGGCGAAGGTCCGGAAGAAGATTGACAGGTAGGAGTCATGGCAAATGCTGTGGCTCCTTATATTTCTGAAGTTGAAAGGAGAGCAAATGGATATCAAAAAATACATGCTACAACACAAGTCTCAGTTGTGCATCGGTCTTGGGTTGGCGTTCTATGCTGGATCCATTGTGGAGATTGTCAAAGCGACAGTCAGAGCTACACACAAGATCGATAAGAAGAAACAGCAGATCGCAGAAGAGTCCATGGTTGAGATTGCACCGGAAGACGTGAAGATCCCGGTCATGGATATTGTCAAGGAAGTTGGTCCTGAGTATGTTCCCGGATTTGCGATGGTAATGATCTCAACAGGTCTGATCATTGGCGGCACATATATTTCTGATAAGAGCAAAGGTGAGTGGATGACAGCGTATATGCTGACGAAGAACGCTGCAGATCTGTACAAAGAGAGTACGGAGGAGATTGTTGGTGAAACTAAAGAGAAGAAGATACAAGAAAGAGTGGCAGAGAAAAGCATGGAGAGAGCTCCAGCGCCTCCAGATGCAGAGTGCACAGGTGACGGAAACACTTTGTACTATGTCCCGTACTTGTATACATATTTCCGATCATCTCCGGAGGCTGTTAACGCAGGAATTAGAAAGTTTGAAAAGCAGCGACTCACACAGATAGGATCGCTTTATGAGTTCCTGAATGACATCGGCTGTTACCCGGACGAGTATGAACCGGAAAGTGCGGGAAATCTCCTTGGATGGAAAGACGGGGAAGATCCGGACATCAAGGTGATCTGGAAAGAACGTAGCTATGAACCTTGCGGACTTATCTTATTCGGCAAAGCACCTCATGCCGACTTTGATAAGCGCTGATTCGCATTAATTGCAGGGTCTTATATGGAATAGTAATCCATATTAACCAATATTTTAAAGGAGGAATTAAAAATGAACGAAAACGTAGTAAACGAAGCAACGGAAACTGTAGAAAAGGTAGCAGAAACCGTAACGGAGACAGCAACGGCTGTTGCACCGGCAGTCCAGAAGACTGTGAAGGGTAGCAATATAAAAGCAAACGCTATCGCCATAGCAGCTGGGTTTGCTGGTGGAATTGCGGCTATCGCAATTGTTAAACCGGCATGGAGACTGACAAAGAAGGCGGCGAATGCGGGTGTGAATCTCGTGAAGAAGCCCTTCCATAAGAAGGACGCGGCGCAGGCTGAAGCACCGGTTCAGGAAGAAGCTAAGTCCGAAGCAAAGTAAGTTCATTCCCGGATTGGGGATTATATTTCAGTAGGAGTCATAGCAAATGCTGTGGCTCCTGTTTTCTTTTGAAAGGAGATTGACGGATGGCTGAAGTACCAAACTTTCCATCGAATTCGAATAAATCAAAACAGCAGCAGAGCCTTCCAACTCCGCAGGTGACCAGCAAGGTGTCTGGTGGAGTACAGATGGAGCAGAACAAGAAAGATAAGTTCATGGCTGCAATGTTTGCCAAGGATATTATTGGCGGTTTGAAGAATCTGTTCTGGCAGAGAGTAGTGCCAAGGACGAAAGCAGCGTTCATGACGAACATTCATGATGCTGTGAACACTATATTTGGTTGGTCTGGAGGTAATGGAACTCCCGGACAGGTCAATTACAGCAATATGTACCAATATAACACGTCATATCCGGGCCAGGCTGTGACAGCAAATAACAACAAGAATTATCAGCAGATCACAGGGTATCCGAAGGCGTCTGATCTGGTATTCACAAACCAGGATCCTGAGATGGCGCATACAGAGGCGTTGAATACTCTGGCGTTTCTGAAAGCTCAGATTGAGGACAGAGGATTTGTCTCGGTCAATACTCTGTATGGATATCTTGGCAGATCAATTGACAGTGTTTGGGTGAATTATGGTTGGTTAAATGTAGATAATGCATCTCTGATTCAGCAGGGTAACGCATGGATTCTGAAGCTTCCGAAGGCTTCACCAATAAATAATGTGTGAAAGGAGTAACGATGAAGAAGAACAATAAGTTCGCAGCAATGGTAGCTAATGCGAAACTCACCGGTAAGGTTTATAGTCCTGAGATCAAGCTTGGCTTTGGTCTTGGACTTATATTTATGGGTTTTGTTATGACGATCAAGGCAACCAAGAATCCTGCAGAGGAAATTGAGGAAGCCGAAAACGAATTGGTCGACCTGCATGAGCAGAAGGGTGAGATCGAGTTTCATGAAGGCAGTACCGGTTATAACAGAAGACTCATTGGCGCATACAGAAAGCTGAGTATGGGTTATGTGAAGACATATGCTCTGCCGGTAATGTGTCTTGCTGCTGGTACAGGACTGATCATTAAGTCCCATATGGATCTGCGGGAGTCTCAGATTTATTATGCAGGCGTTGCAGGAGCTATGTCGAAGGAGATCAACGATATTTATGCCAGGGTCGAAGAGAAGTATGGCAAGGAAGAGGCTGATCGTCTTGTGAAAGGTATGGAGCAGCGGGAGATTGAGGTCGTTGAGAAAGATGAGAACGGCAAGGATAAGCTTGTCAAGAAGACAGTCAATGTGATTTCCCCGGATTGGAATGGGTTCTACACTTATCGGTGGACTCCATTGAGCAATACATACAAGAAAAATCGTTTGCTGCGGCAGGCTTATCTTGATTCAATGAATCAGTATTACAACGATATTCTTGCTTTACGCCGGGAGACGAGTCCGAAGAAGATTGGTCATGTGTTCCTGCAGGAAGTGCTCAAGGACTTTGATCTAGAGCTGCGGGAAGAAGGTCAGTATGTCGGTTGGCTTTCAATGGATAACAACTTCTATGGTGATGGTTATGTTGAAATCACGGAGACAACGGCATATGAGACAAATGCTGCAGGTATTCTTGAAGAGGTTTCTTTGCTGTCATTCAATGTTGACGGTAATATCTTACCGACTTTGTTTCCAAGAGCTGGATCTAAATGATCCAGGTTGTGGCGAGTCTTATAGGAATATCTTTGACTACCCACAGTTGTTCTTCGGCTGTGGGTATATTTACGATTGATTAAAGGAGAACAACAGATGAATAAGAAAGCAGCATTAATGTTTGTGAGTGGGGTCGCTGTCGGTTCCCTCACAACTTATATTTTGTACCGTTTTATAAGAAAAAAGACGGTAGTGGAGAAAGATATGACTGGTAAAAACGGATTTGTTTCGATTGATGAACCTCCTGTTGATGATTGGAGGGAAGATCGTGAATTAGTTGAGACAGAGTACAGCAATCTCGTAGATGAGATGTACGGCAATGCTGATACTCAGGGTGTATCCCACTACACTCCGTATGTTATATCTCCGGAAGACTATGATGACGAAAGTTATGAAGACTACGAGAAAGAGACCCTGACATATTATGCAGACGGTATTCTCACGAGAATGGACGACGAAATTATCAGGAAACCTGAAGAAGTAGTTGGGCCTAATGCTCTGAATAGTTTCGGACAGTATGAGGAGGACGTTGTGTATGTCAGGGATGATTCCAGTTCGATCCAGTATGAGATTGACAGGGATCCAAAGAAGTATTCTGAAGTAGTCGGTCCTATTCCGGATGAGGATGACTATGACTGATCTTGTAAACAGCTATTTCAGCTGGTTGTCGCTAATCGTGACGAATGATCCCGTATCAAAGCGCGATTCATACAGTATGCTCTTGCGGTATCTGTTCAACACTAAGTTCTTCTTCCTAAACTCATCAGATGTAGATAGAGCAATTGATGGTATATATTTGCGAAAAATGTTTATTGCAGATCGGGTTCAGTTTTACGGATTGGATAATCAGGAGTTTTACAGACTGAATACTGATCTTGGTGATTGCAGGATTCTGGAGATGATGATTGGTCTGGCTCGGAGATGCGAGATGGATACGATGTACAACAACATGCTCGGTGATCGGACAGGACAGTGGTTCTGGGAGATGATTGCAAGTCTGAAGCTTGGTCAGATGACAGACGCTTGTTTCGATCAGGAGTATGTGGAGTCCAGAGTAATGAACTTTATGAACAGGAACTACAAGGTAAACGGTGAAGGTGGGTTATTCACTGTCAATAATGTAACTGATGACATGAGAAGGATAAGTATCTGCAAACAAATGAACTTATATTTGAACGAAGTCCTCTTAGATGAGGGTTTGTTACACCATTTATGAAAGGAGTTTTACAATGGCAGACGAAAAGGTATTTAAGAAGATCAATGGAATCACAAAGAGACTCGACAACCTGGATAAGTACATCGACGAGATTGTTAGCGGCTGCAACCATAATTTCAAGGACATCAAGGAGTTCAAGAAGTATACCCGGACTGAGCTCTCGGATATTAATAAGGATCTTGCCGTTTTGTTCCAGGATCGCGATATGACGGCGAAGCTGCTAAAGAAGTATCGCAATGACGTGGATGACTGTAAGGGATGGATTGCGACTATTCTGTTTGCTGGTGGAACTATCTGTCTGATGCTGTACCTGCGCAAGAAGAAGGTTGAGCAGCTGGAGAGAAGGATCGAAGCTCTGGAAGCTCAGAACAAGGTTCTGATGGACGAAGAGTTTGGTTCCGGTAGCCTGAATGACCTGTTTACAGATGATGAGGTAGATGAAAAGGAAGAATAATATGCCATGCTTGATTTCTTAATGGTTTCGATTAGGAATCCCAAGCTGGGCGTTTACGAGATCTTCCCGAAATTCATTATCAAGAAATCCGACGATCTGATGATTCGAGGTGGTGACTTCTATGCTATCTGGGATGCGGAATTGAATTTATGGTCCACGGATGAAGATGATGCTAAAAGGTTGATTGATGACGAGATCAAGAAATTCGCTGAGGAAAAAAGACAGGGTTTAGGTCCTGAAGCACAACTCAAGATCAAATGGATGTGGGATAGTGAGAGTGGTGTGATAGACAAGTTCCACAAGTATTGCCAAAAGCAGATGCGGGATAACTATCACCCACTTGATGAGAAGCTTATATTTGCAGATACTCCTGTCAAAAAGAAGGATTATGCAAGTCGTAAGCTGAGTTACTCTTTGAAAGAGGGCGACATCTCTGCATACAACGATCTCATGTCAACCTTATATTCTCCGGAAGAGCGTCAAAAAATTGAGTGGGCTATAGGTTCAGTCATTCAAGGAGACAGCGCAAAAATTCAACAATTCATTGTGATGTACGGTGCTCCGGGAACGGGTAAAGGCACCGTTATTAAGATTCTGCAACTGTTGTTTCAAGATTATGCAACGGCTTTTGAATCAAGGATATTGGGATCTGCCACTGCAGCATTCCCCCTTGAGCAGTTCAGGTCAAATCCACTTGTGGCGTTTGATGGTGACGGAGATCTGAGTAGGATCGAAAATAACACCAGACTGAACTCACTTATATCTCATGAGCCAATGCCTGTTTATGAAAAGTTCAAACCGAGTTATGTCATGGCATTCAAGTGTATGCTGTTTATCGGTTCTAATAAAGTCGTAAAGATCACAGATGCCAGATCAGGTCTTCTAAGAAGATTGATTGAAGTGTCACCGACTGGAACGACTTTGGATGAAGCCAGATATTTGGCTGACATGGAGAAGATAAAGTTTGAGCTTGGAGCAATTGCTTACTACTGCAGGCAGGTATATTTGGACAACATGTATGCTTACCGGGGCTATGTTCCTGTGAAGATGCTTGAGTCTTCGAACCACTTCTATAACTTCATGGTGGAATATTACGATGAATTTACGAAGAATAATGGAGTCACACTTAGGACTGCGTGGGACTGGTACAAGAAGTTCTGTGACGAATCTAACTTCCAATATACTCAGAACCGATTGCAGTTCGCAGAGGAATTGAAGAGTTATTTCAGAAAGTATGAACCCCGGGCGGAGTTGCCAGATGGAACAGTTGTACGGCAGTATTACTCGGGGTTTCATATTGAACTTGGAAACCAGATACGCGAGATTGATGCAAGGAAGGAGAGCTATGTAATCAGTATGGATAGCACAGATTCTATATTTGATGCTCTCTATGCCGATTGCCCAGCTCAGTATGCAAATAGCAGAGAAACGCCAACGATGGCTTGGGCAGATGTAACTACAACACTTAACGATCTGGATACAACACAATTACACTATGTAAAGGTTCCGAAAGAGATGATAGTTATCGACTTCGATCTTAAGGACGAGAACGGTAACAAGTCTATCGAACGAAACCTTGATGCTGCCAGTAAATGGCCAAAGACATATGCAGAGTTGAGTAAAGGCGGACAGGGAATACACCTGCATTACTTATATTCTGGAGATGTAACAAAGTTATCTTCGTACTATGACGAGGGCATTGAAGTAAAGGTGTTTACTGGCGGTAGCAGTTTACGAAGGAGATTAACAAAATGTAATAACCTTCCTATAGCACCTATCGATTCTGGGTTGCCATTAAAGGAGGTAAAACAGGTGGTAAATCAGAAGCAGATTCAAAGTGAACAGTCTCTGCGGGATCTTGTGGAGCGATGTTTGAGAAAGGAAATCGAGCCTCATGCTACGAAACCCTTGATCGACTTCATAGATAAGATACTGACAGATGCGTACAACAGCGGTTTACGTTACGACCTGACAAACATGAGGAATAAAGTGTCGGCATTCGCAGCTGGAAGCACTCACAATCCTCAGTATTGTTTAAGAGTCGTGAACAAGATGAAGTTTAAGTCGGGAGAAGATCATGAAGAAGCAGTGACAACAACTCCTGACGTAATAGAGGCAGACGGACCAATAGCGTTCTTTGATATTGAGACTTTGCCTGATGACGAAAATGCTCCTGATGACAATCCGGGGTTATTTTTGATTAACTGGATGTATCGTGATGAAGAACTTGGTAAGAAAGTAAAAAAGTGGCTAAGTTGTAAGTACGGTACTCCTGATTGGAAGAAGTATCAAAAAGAAGCGATCGAGTATCTCAACACTTTGAAAGTGATGCGCATGATCAATCCGTCTCCTGAATCAGTTGATAAGTTGTTTGTCAAGAATCCTAATAGAATACGATGGATAGGCTTCAATAACCGTCGTTATGACAATCATATGGTCTATGCTAGATCAATGGGCTATACGCAGCACGAGTTATATTTGCTGTCTCAGAGAATGATTGTCAAGAAGGATCAGAACGCCAAGTTTGGTTCAGCTTATGATATAAGCTATGCTGATATTTGGGAATATGCTTCAGATAAACAAGGCTTGAAGAAGTGGGAGATCGAGATGGGTTATCATCACCAGGAACTGGGATGGCCTTGGGATAAACCTCTTCCGAAAAACATGTGGATTAAGGCAGCAGAGTATTGTGATAACGATGTTCGTGCTACGGCTTTGCTTTATGAGTATATTCACGGAGACTTTGAAGCGCAGGAGATGTTGGCTAAGTTAGCAACGGTAATCGGTGGAGTTCCATCGAGAGTAAATGACAACGGCAACGCGATTGTCCAGAACCTTATATTTGGCAAAGATCGTAATCCTCAGGCTCAGTTTGAGTACAGGAACATGGCGGAGAAGACGGATGAAACGATGTGGTGCTATAAAGACTTCCTTGCCGGGGATCCAAAGGCGCATATCAAGTTCGGCAAGCCATATTTTCCGGGGTATAAGTATTTCTACCATCCGGAAGAAAAGAAGTTCCTGTCAACGTATCGTGATGAGGACGGATCGCCATTGCCGAAAGAGTTGTGTACGCCGAAGAGAAGTCATCGGGAAGTACGTGAGGGCGGTTATGTGTTTGCCACAAGAGGAATGTATATTTCGACTAAGCCTGGCGAGGTGGTTGTACAGACTGAAGACGTGGCGTCAATGCATCCGGCATCACTAATTGCTGAGAATTTGTTCGGCAAGTATACGCAGGTCTTCGCGGATCTGAGGCAGTTGCGTATATTTATCAAGCATAAAGACTATGAGTCTGCCAGAAAGATGTTTGGCGGAGCTATAGCAGAGTTCTTAACGGACGATGCTTCGGCTAAGGTTGTGTCACATGCATTGAAGATTGCAATCAACAAGGTGTATGGCATGACATCATCGCCGAGTGACTATTTCAGATGCAAGGACCCTCGTAATAAGGACAACATCGTGGCCAAGCGTGGTGCTTTGTTCATGATTGACTTGAGGAATGCAGTGCAGGAGAAGGGCTATACGGTGGTGCATATCAAGACAGACTCCATCAAGATCCTGAAGCCAGATCCGTATATTTTGGATTTTGTAAAGCAGATGGGCGAGGCATATGGTTATGAGTTTGAGACAGAGGCGAAGTTCGATAAGCTTTGTCTGGTCAATGATTCTGTGTATGTTGGTCATTGTACGGAAGATAGTCCGGAATATGCTGGTGAATGGACGTTTACTGGCAAGGAATTCCAGATTCCGTTCATCTCAAAGATCCTGTTTACTCATGAACCTATAGAGTTTAAAGATTTGTGTATTACTCAGTCATCGAAGGAAGGCGCCTTATATTTGGATATGAATGAAGGGCTGCCTTCTGCTGATGAGATGGCTGCGGAAGTAACTAAGATCAAAATTCTGTTGAGTACACAGGAGCCAGATCTCTATAGCGGACGAAAGAAACGGTATTGTCACCAGTTTGATCATTTCGATTGGTTACAGCTGGTGCCTGAAGACTTCGAACGTCTGTTACATGAGAGATGGGAGTTCCTTGAGAAAGAAATGGAGAAATGCCATGACTATCAGTTCATCGGAAGAGTTGGTTCGTTCGTGCCTATTAAACCGGGATGTGGAGGCGGTGAGCTTCTGGTTCTTAATAAAGGCGTGTATGGTTATGCTAATGGCTGTAAAGGGTATCGGTTCCTTGAAGAAGAAGCAGTCCTGAGATTGCACAAGGAAGACGATGTGGATCGGTCATATTTTATCAATATGGCAGATAAGGCAAGAGAACATATTAATGAAATGGGTGACTTCGAAATGTTTGTGTCGGATGATGGTAGGAAACCACAGTATGATTTCATAAATATTCCAGAAGACGTAGATATGGAAGTTCCATTCGACTAAATCAATAAAAAGGAGATTAAAATTATGAACGGTATGAATATGAAGGTATTTAGGGCGAAGACTGACAACGGACGTAACTTCAGAATTGAGAATATCGAAGAGGAGAATCTTCTGTGGAAGGACTTCTGGAGACGTGGAAATCCTGCGAAGAATGTTCCCCCGGGTGGAGATGCTACATTCTGTGTGAAGTTCAATGCTCCGGATGCGGGCGATGCTGTGATTCAGCAGCTTGAGGAGATGTATGACGTACACACCAGTTTGATTGTCCCGAAGGATGATCAGGATTTCAAGCCGTACAAGGCCATGAAGATTGCCTGCAGGTTTGATATGTTTCCGCCGACTGTTGTTCTTCATGCAGGTCCGAATGATATTGTTCTGTCTCACTTTGTCCAGAAGGCGAATAAGACGGATAAGATCCCGCAGGAGATCGTTGATGAGTTCAACGGTAACATGGAGTCGATCCAGAGGATCTATATTGATCACATCAATGTAGACGTAAATGTCTCCCAGGGTGGTAGGCCGTATGTAAGCAGCATGGATATTTGGCAGGCTGTTGATGGAAATGGCGAACTCCGGTATTGGGACTTCGGCAAGGAGTACGAGGAGATGATCGAACATCAGAGTCCGACTGAGTGATTAAGGTGACCATTTGTAAGAGCTCTGGCTTCGGCTGGGGCTCTTTTATATTTGCAAAGGGGTGATTGTATGAGCATTAAGCATGAAATAAAGATACTCATTGCATGTACAGGAGAAAGCTATGGCTAACAAGAACAACAATACTTTTATTCCTTTCATGGGCATTGGTGAACCAACTGCTGAAGACAATAAGAAGGAGATAGCTAAAGGGGCTGAAGCTCTGTATGGCATATATCAGAGTTTTATTAAAGCCGGGTTTAGTGAGGGGCAGGCTATGACGTTGGTTCTTGCAACGTTAAGCACTACGCTCAAACAGTAATAAGGGGTTCGTGATATAGCGATGGATATCAGTCTTGATACCCTGTCGGATGAAGGTTTAGTCCGAATATGGGAAGCGGTAATGGAACAGGTGGCTAAAGACTATATAGATCTTTATATTCTCTACTTGAAAGAAGGAGAAGAAGCAACAGCTGGCAAAAAGTATGGTCAAAAGAAAGTACCTGTGAAAACCTGTTTGCTTGAACTGGAGGACTATATTGTTGGGGATCTCATCGCCGGTCCCCATTCTCAGTATATTATTCACGGTTTGAGGAGAGAAGCACGAGAACATATTAACAGTGGGTCAAGAAAACGAAAGGAGATTATGAGAAGACAATGATTACTATCGAGAGAGTGCTTGTATCTGGATGGAATGCCGCGATAAGGGGTATGCGTAACTCGTATAATTCCTGGGATAAGAGTGACTCAGATACCGATAAGGTCTTAATTGGTAAAGAGGATATTTCACTCATGAAGAAGTTGGCTTTGGGTGGCCCCTCTCATGCTAAGTATCGCAGGTTCATTCATGTGTCTATGGACATCACTGCTCCTTTATATTGGTGGAAGGAGTTTGACACGTATAAAGTTGGAACGGCTGCGAATTCATGCAGCACAATGCATACTATTGCCCAAAAACCATTTACGCCTTCAGATTTCTCTTGTGAACATTTGTTCGACACGCAGTATAAAAAGGAAGACGGATCTTTAATTGTAGATTGTGAACAGACCTTTGAAAAGATTTTTAATATGGGCTACACCGGTGGATTTCATCTCACCACCTATGGCGCATTAACAGTAACAATCGCCATGATTAATCGTGCAAGAGAGTTATATTTGAAAACCAAAGATAAGAGGTATTGGTGGCAGATGATCCAGCTTCTTCCGTCAAGCTATAACCAGAAGCGGACTGTGGATCTTAACTATGAGGTCCTGCACTCTATGTACTATGACAGAAGGCACCACAAACTTGATGAATGGAGAGAGTTCTGCAAATGGATCGAGTCTCTGCCTTATGCTGAGGGGATCATATATGAGGAGGGAGAGTGATGACGGATCAAGATATGAACGGCGATTGCGCATCATGTCAATACAAAACATCAAGGAAAAGACAGGATGTTTTAACAGGCGTCAGGCAACGGCATAATGAAAGGTTCTGTAACAACCCATATCTTAAGGGACTGGCCTATTTTGACGGCTGGTCCCAGATTTCTACTCTTACAAACAGATGTTTTGTGATGGGAGGAAGATCCTTAGCGTCACTCAATGAAGAAAACAGAAAACTGGCAATTGAATTCGCTCAGAAGGTTTCAGATCTGTTTTATGAGTATACGCTGCACAAGCCTAAATGTGAGGGTGTTTTGCAGGAACAGGAGGACGAGTGATGGTAAGCGACAGGGAACTTCAGGTATGGCAGAACAAGGATGCTCTGATAATCCAGTCACGTTACTGTGATGATCCGAGATTCACGTTGGATCAGGAAAAGGCACTGCATGAGATTGCGAGAAGTTTTCTGATCGTCAATCGGAAGAGGGAAAGCGATAAGAGAAGGAAGGAAAGAGCGAAGCGGAAGAGGGAGTGCGAGGGATGACGAATCAGGAAGCGATCAGGCTTATACGAAATCTACCGACAATGTGCGAATTTGCTGATGCGTATGGAAAACCGATTGACTCAGATGCTTATTATGAAGCCGTAGACAAAGCAATCTCTGCACTGGAGAAGCAGATACCGAAGAAGCCGATACGCATAGACAAGAACAAAGAAATTGATGGTAACTGGAAAAAGGTATGCCCGTGGTGTGGGCGTATACTGATAGAACGCATAACGACATCCGAGAAGAGCTATCCACGACTCTATAATTATAGTGGATATTGTTGGTGTGGTCAGGCTATTGATTGGGAGGGATGACATGCTTCTGATCGATTAGGCACAGGAAGCGAAGCACTCAATCGAAACGAGTTGTATGCCGATAGAGAGGTAATTATGTCAGAATTTTCAAGATGGATATTTGATTTCGAGACACCTAAGGATTGGGAACCAGCGACTCCCTGGTGTTGGATCAATTGTCCAATATCGATACTATCACCATTGGGTAAACCGTGTCCGGGGATGAACCCGCATTTGGATGTTTGCCCAATTAGAAAGAGAGCAGAAAGGATTAAAAGTTTAGCAGAGATATATGAAAGTGAAAACAAAAATTCTATTGAGGACAAGATTGAGAACGTGGAGAAGATTATCTGGTACGCGACTCATCTTAAAGAAGAACTGGAGGAAATGAAAGGAGAGTAGACCGATGAAGATATTTCTTCCTATGGCTTTAGTTCTCTGTCTGTTTTTAGCAGGCTGCGGAAAAAAGATAGCGTCTGTGGAAAACATTAAAAATAGCAAAAACGCATCAGAATCAACGTTTGTTAAAGTAGAACAGGGAGACACGTATCGCATAGTATATCATCAGGGAACGAAAGTTATGTATGTAATCTCGAACGGGCCCGGTAATCATGGAACGTTCACGGTAATGCTTGATGCAAACGGAAAGCCACTACTTTATCAGGAGGACTGATTGTGAATAGATTTGCGTATTGTCCTAAGTGCCGTGAGGTTTTTGAAACCCAAATGCTCAATATGAAATATGAGTATGGTTGCAAGTGCCCAACTCCAAATTGCGATGGAGAAGCATTCGGGATTGACGAAGAAATGATAATTCCAATCGATATACTCAATCAGAAAGGCTATAAGACCATGTGGTGCTGCTCAGGACATGTGTTCACCGAGAATGGAGGAGATGGCTATATAGCTTTTATCGAAGGCAGCTTTCCTAAGACGATTCCGGACGGCTGGTATTCGGACGAAAAATACAATGCAATACGTTATCGTGTTCCGAATAAGAGTCCGATACTAAAAAGGAAAGACGTTGTGAAACACATAGACAATCTGATCGAGTGGGCGGTTAAGCTTCCTTCGCAGAAATAATCTCTCTTATAGTGAGAACATTTTAGAAAGGAAAAATATGAACGACGTTGAATGGAGAAATTTCAGAAAACATCTTGAGCCGAGAGATGAGAAGGATCAGGGTCGAATCAACAAAAGGCTTTGTGAGTATATTTATGAGCTGCATACTGAGATCATGTCACTGAAAAAGGATATGAAGCGGGCGAAGAAGAATGAGGTGACGGAATGAAAGAAAAAGCTATGAAGATTGTTGTGGATTATATTTCACAGCATCTTGATGATATTGGCGTTACTATCCCGTTTGAGGTGCGTATCGTCTGGATGTGTAAGGCGCTGCAAAATTGGAAGTTTTTGATTTCGTCTACGCTGGAAGACGGCATGTACTATGAACTTATCTATAATGGTAATGATCATTGTTGGTACGTTGATGTGTATAAGAAGTATGAAAACAAAGTCATTCCGGACGGAGAGATTTAAGAGGAGGAGCAATCATGAAGAAGGTTAAGTTATCATCGCCGTGGGTCACGTTCTACAGGGAGTTAAATGCGTTGTTTGAAGCCGATCCGGACGTTTTAGTGGAATATAAAGAAGGAGATAAGGAGATCAGAGTGTTTGTTAAAGGATCGGATAAGGCTGATGCTATTGCGAAAATTCTGCCGGTAAAAAAGGACTTTGGCAATGTTACGATCCATATTGCGGTTATGCCTACGAGTAAGAAAATGACAAAGCTTGAACTGTATAAGCAGGCGTTTGCTGGAAATCCGGCATTCTCCTTTGCTGTATCTGTGGGCGGTCTGTACACTAATCCTGTGAACTATGTTGTCTTCCGAAATAAGGTCGTGCAGTTCTGGAATGACAATCTCGGTGATATCAATGGCAACTCATCGATGCTCTTTGAGGATTGTGCTCGTAATGTCTTTGGTGATGACGATATTCTGTACTGCACTGATAAACCGGAGAATCTCGGCATGGTATATTCTACGGATAAGGGTGTGGAGAAGGAGATGGAGGAAGTGATCAAGATAGATGACTGATTTTCTGTACGATTACCAGCGTGCAGCAATCAGACAGATGCATAATGGCTGTATCCTTTGTGGAGGGGTTGGTTCCGGGAAGTCTCGGACCAGCCTTTCCTATTTTTTTATGCTGAATCATGGGTTTATTGGGGACAGTGGCATTGAAAAAAGTATGGAGCAGCCTGTTGATCTCTACATCATAACGACTGCACGCAAGAGAGATACACTTGAATGGGAAAAAGAGCTGGCCATATTTAGCATGTCAATTCATGATGATCTGAATCTGTATAAGAATAAGTGCGTTGTGGATTCGTGGAACAATCTTCACAAGTATGTCGACACTGTGGGTGCGTTCTTTATATTTGATGAACAGAGAGTTGTTGGTAAGGGGCAATGGGTTAAGTCTTTTCTGAAGATCGCCAAGTGCAATCAGTGGATCCTGTTGTCGGCTACTCCTGGTGATACCTGGGTGGATTATATTCCAGTGTTCATTGCAAATGGATTCTACCGGAATAGAAGTGAGTTTGTGTATATGCATGTTGAGTACAGCAGATTCGCTAAGTATCCGAAGGTTGAGAAGTACCATAACACGGGCTTGTTGGTGAAATACCGTAATCAGATCCTTGTGAATATGGACTTTAAACGGGAGACTGTGAATCATACCAGACGTGTAATTTGTGACTACGATCATGAGGCTTACAAGAATGCCCTTAGAACGCGCTGGAACCCCTTTAAAAACGCTCCAATGAAGAATGCAGGGGAACTTTGCTATGTGCTACGTAAAATCGTTAATACGGCCTCACAGAGGCTCTCAGAGACATGTCAGATAGTCGCTTTGAAGAAGAAGGTCATTATATTTTACAACTTTGATTACGAATTGGAAATGCTTCGTGATTGTGAGTATCCTGTGGGAACTGCGATCGCTGAGTGGAATGGTCATCGGCATGATCCTCTTCCTGATGGAGACTTGTGGGTATATTTGGTTCAGTATACCGCTGGTGCTGAAGGCTGGAACTGCACTACGACTGACACGATTATATTCTATTCTCAGAACTATTCTTATAAGATCATGAAGCAATCTGCCGGGAGAATTGACCGTCTGAATACACCGTTCAAGGAATTATATTATTATCATTTGGAATCCATGTCGGGTATTGATCTGGCTATTAAAAAAGCATTGAAAGAGAAACGAACGTTTAATGAAAGGAGCTTTGTTGCGAGATGAGTTTTGATTATAGGAGATCTCATAGATTAGAAAAAGTAGTAAATGGTAAGGTAAACATGCTGTATGTTCCGAAGAGTCCGGAAACATTCTACGATATTCCTGGTTGGCCTGGTTATAGAATCAGCCAATACAAAAATGTCTTCAGCGAAAAGTCTCATAGGTTTTTGAAGCAGTATCAGACTCATCGTGGTAAACCTCAGAAGCATGTTTTTCTTCGTGGTTTTAATGGAAAACTTTGTGCAGAAAACGTGCAAAAATTATTTTGGAAGACGTTTTATGTCCCTCGTGGCAGTAAATCGATGTAAAATATATTTGACATTTTTTCAAAATCTTCACGAGATTTTCGCAAAACAAAATGTCAGTTTTGCTGTCAACCATGCGGGTTTGAGGCACTTTAACTATTTTTTATGTACTATAAAAACTATCGCGAAAAAAAATACAAAAATAAAAAAGTTTTATGACACGATGTATTTTTGAAAAATGGAGGTTTTGGCATGAATTATCTGGATGATACGGATCAGAACGATCCGAAGAAAATTCTTAAAGAATGGGTGTCGAGTGTTCGAGCTCATGCTTATAACGGTAAGGGGTATCTGTATAGACGTAATACAAAAAATGAAACTCTTAGTGTTAAAGACTTAGATCATGCTTCTGATGAGTTCGCACCGTTTACAATCCCTATTATGAGAGAGAGTGTCCTTTTTGGTGCTTGATCTTACGTCCTAATTTGTAGACCCCCAGTAGTCGGATCGATTGCTGAGGGTCTTGGTTTTTGTTTATGTAGGTGTTGACTTTGATCCTGAAGTCTCCATCAGTTGTATCCATTCATATTTGTTTGGGTTGTATGGATATTCAGGAAAAGCTATATATTCAAGTAATTCTTTAGAAATTGTCGTTTTAGTTGCCGAAATAGGGTTTGGCGATTTATCTGACATAAAAGCGAGGGAACGACCTTTGGATATGTAGAAGATGTCTTTGCTGTCAATAATGTCGAGGATACGCATTATGAGCTTGATGAATTCGTTCATACTTGTTCACCTCCATTTTATTCAGTTTTCATGCAACTTCCAGACATTTATAACAGCTAAAGACATCTCTGTCAACACCTGTATATTTTGGAGGGATTATTCAATGGGAAGAAAAAGCAAAGTTGAAAGTGATTTTCAAGGAAAGCTGATCAAGGAACTCGAACAGAGATTTCCTGGTTGTATTGTTCTCAAGAATGACCCCAACTACCTGCAGGGGATACCTGACCTAATGGTTTTGTACAAAGATCATTGGGCTGCGCTTGAGTGTAAGCGAGATGAAGAGGAACGTAAGCATCCAAGACCAAACCAGGAGCACTATGTAGGATTGATGAACGAAATGTCATTCGCGAGTTTCATCTATCCTGAGATAAAGGAGGACGTCATAAGTGAATTGGAACACGCATTCAGAGCTTAAGGGGTCTCACGCCATTATGAGTGCAAGTCAACCATATTGGCTTAACGATTCTGACGACAAATTTATTGAGAGATTTAACAAATTCGAAGCGGCGGCAAGAGGAACACGACTACATGATTCAGCAGCGAGAGACATACTATTTGGACAAGAATTTAATATCCTCAGACCGGCGAACGGAAGAACTTACGAGACTTACGTCAATGATGCGATCAAGTATCGAATGAGGCCAGAACAGATCTTATATTACTCACAATGGGCATTCGGTACTGCAGACGCAATATCATTCAGGCGTAACCTCTTAAGGATCCACGATCTTAAGACCGGTCACACGCCGGTTAAGATCGAGCAGCTGTATATTTACGCTGCTCTTTTTTGTTTGGAGTATCATCATAAACCTGGCCAGATCAAGATGGAACTTCGGATCTATCAGAACGATCAGGTCAACATCTGGACTCCTACAGCGATGGAGATTGCCCCGATCATGGACATCATCATTAAACGAACCGTAATGATACAGAAATATCTGAACATGGAGGAAATATGACATGGACGATGTATGGGAAGTTGGCTTTGAAAGCTACGATGATTTCCTCCAGCACTACGGAGTAGGTCACAAAGATGGTGGTCACTCAGGGAGATATCCTTGGGGATCCGGAAAGAATGGGTATCAGCATGTTGATGGTACTGGATTCTATGCGAACAAGTTCCTTGCTCGTTACAACGACTTGAAGAAGTCTGGTATGAGCGATAAGGAAATTTTTAGACAGATGGGTCTCTATGAAGTTAAACCAGATGGCACTATTAAAGATTTAGGTTCTCAGAGAATCAGGGCAATCAAGGCAATTGCTAATGATGAAATCAGAAGACAGCAGGTTGAGAGAGCGAAGAAATTATATTCTGAACTTGGTAACTACTCTGCTGTTGCTAGAGAGATGGGATTTATCAATTCTCAGGGTAAACCTCAAGATACTACGGTTAGGAAACTTCTTGATGAGGATATCGAGAGGAGAATGAATGTGGCTAAGAATGCTGCAGAAGTTCTCAAGAAGGAAGTAGATAAGAAAGGTTTTATTGATGTCGGTACTGGAGTAGAACGCGGCGATAAGCTTGGTATATCTTCAACGATGAAGGATCAGGCGCTCGAATTACTTAAAATGGAAGGATATCTCGTACAGAATTTAAAGGTTCCTCAGGCTACTAACGAGAGACAAGACACTACAGTTAGTGTTTTGTTTAAAGACGATCCTAACCTTACAGAAAAGGAAACTTGGAAAAAGCTGTTTAACGCTTTAGGAGAAGGTAAGATATATTCTGTTGATGATTATTATTCTACAGATGGCGGACAGACTTTTCAGAAGTGGCACTATCCGGAGAGCTTGGATTCATCAAGATTAAAGATCAAATATGATGAACAGGGTGGTTCTAAGTACGATGGTCTTGTTGAACTTCGTCCCGGTGTGGAAGATATATCTCTTGGTGATGCCGTATATTCTCAGGTTCGTATCATGGTAGATGGTAAGTCCTATATTAAGGGCGTTGCCTGCTATGGAGATCCTAAGGATTTCCCACCCGGGTGCGATGTTATATTTAACACTAATAAGAAAGAGGGTACGCCAGTAGAGAAGGTGCTCAAGGACCTTAAAGGTGTTAAATCAGACCAGCCTATCGGACCTGACAACCCCATTGACGTCAATAACCCCTTTGGTTCGGCGATCAAGGAAGGGGCAAAGGGACAGAGGTGGTATGAAGATCCAAAGACTGGTGAACAGAAACTGTCTCTGATCAACAAAAGAGCTGACGAAGGAGACTGGGCGAACTGGGATGATAGCAAAATACCTTCCCAGTTTGGATCTAAGCAGGATGCAGCGTTTATCAAGAGACAGCTGGATCTTTCTCTGGCCCTTGCTCGTGCTGAGTATAAGGATATTTGCTCGCTTAGTAACCCCACTATCAAGAAATACTACCTTGATAAGTTCGCTGACGAGTGCGATACAGCGGCGAGGGATCTTAGCGCGGCAGCCCTCCCTCGTCAGAAGTATCAACTCCTTATCCCGGCGAACAGTCTTAAGGATAATGAGGTGTATGCTCCCAACTACAGGAATGGAGAAACCCTCGCCCTCATTCGGTTCCCACACGGGGGGACCTTTGAAATTGCTGTATGCAAGGTCAACAACAAGAATGAGGAGGCTATCAAGCGTATTGGCAGAAATGCTACCGATGCGGTATGCATAAATGCCCACGTTGCATCAAGACTGTCCGGTGCTGACTTCGACGGGGATACTGTTTTAGCTATCCCCCTCAGTAGCAAAGTGCATATCTCCTCCCGGGAGCAGTTGTCTGCATTGGAGGGGTTTGATCCAAAAGCTGCCTATGGTACAAAAGAGGTAGACGGGCACTATGTTAACGCTATGACGGGGGCTCGTTGTAAATTGATGCCCAAGGGGTCTATCCAAAAAGAGATGGGGATGGTCTCAAATCTTATAACGGATATGACGCTAAGAAATGCTCCCTTCGAATCTCCAGACGGGGTGGATATCGCTCATGCAGTACGCCATTCCATGGTTGTTATAGACGCCTATAAGCATAAGCTGGACTACAAGGCATCAGAGGTAGACAATCATATAGGGGAGATGAAAGCAAGATGGCAGTCCCATTACGACCTTGATGGTAAATGGAAAGAGGGGGGTGCCTCTACAATCATATCCCGGGCTGATGCGGAAGCAAGGATCCCCGAGCGTTATGGGGAGAGGCAAATCAATAAAGATACCGGGGAGGTTTGGTATAAGCAGCGCGAGAACGCTACCTATAGGCAGTATGTACGGGACAAGAGTACAGGCAAAGTAGTTCTTGATAAAGATGGAAATCCGAAGTTCAAAGAAGTTCCAAAACAATCTGTTGTTTCACAGATGGATGTGGTTAAAGACGCAAGGCAACTCGTATCTCCTGACTACTCACCAAAGGAACTTTTGTATGCGGATTATGCTAATGCTCGTAAGGCCATGGCTAATGAGGCACGTAAAGAGATGATGGCTACCAAAGAACGTCAATACTCCGCGTCTGCAAAAGAAGCTTACAGAAATGAAGTAGCTTCTCTAAATGTGAAGTTGAATGATGCTCTTAAGAATGCCCCCCGTGAGCGAAGAGCACAGATCATGGCTTACAGTGCGATTAACCAAGTAAAACTTGATAACCCCGGCATGACAAAAGAAGAAAAACGAAAAGTCAGTCAGAAAGCTATTACTTCAGCTCGTGGTGAAGTGGGCTCTGTTAAGAGAAGTGACAGGAACATAGACATTACGGATAGAGAATGGGATGCTATCCAAGCAGGAGCGTTTCCGTCTACGAACCTACGTAAGATTCTGGATAACACAGATCCTGATAAACTGCGTGCCCGTGCGATGCCCAAGTCTACTACTGGTCTGACAGATGGACAGGTAGCCAAGATTAAAGCGCTTGCGTCATCAGGCAATTGGACTAATGAAGAAATTGCTTCAAAGCTTGGCGTTTCTGCTTCTACTGTTGCCAAGTACAAAAAGTGATTGGAGGAAAAGGTTATGATGCAATACGCAATTACAACTCAAGATAATCCAATCAATCCTTTAGATGACTTTCGTGCTTGGTTTGTGTTTGATTCACTCGTTAATCATTACAATACTTGTGATTTGCTTTCGCGAATTGCTAAAACTTCTGATGGTTTGACAGATGAAGAAAACAATCAGATCATAAGCGATGCGATCGATCGCATTGTCGCCACAATTCCTGATCCAAATGGAAAAAGTTATGTGAAAGTATCAAAAGACATTTCTGAAACCATCTATTAAAAATGCAGTTAATTATGCGAAGTGTTCATTGTAGTCTATTGCGATGTCCGTCGCGTTATACATACTGCCACATTTGGGGCATATGAAGAAATCATCCCCCTCGTTTGGCATTTGAGTTCTACAATTTGGACAAGGATAATCACCAAGGTTTTTAACGTCTTCTGGTGTAATGTATTCAGGTTCATGTTCTGGATCTGCCGGTTCATGTCGTCCCACATTTATCCAATACCTTGAGTCTTCCTCATCATAGATTTCGTCGTATTCATCGTATTTCATGATTCACCTCCTGAGAATTTGATTATACAACACAAAGTTTCCGATGAAAAGACTCAAGGTTTTGTAAAAAGATTTAGTAGGGCACTGTATGGTCTTATTTGACCTACCCGGGGGAGGTGTCGCATTTCGTACCCACCCCCTGCAT